CCGAAGGAGCAGCCCGCTCCCGTTTCCGAACCCCCCCCCATTCCCGGGCGCCCCTTTTCCATTTTTCTCTTGACAGGATTCCCGTCCGGATTATCCTGGCTCCACATTTAATATATGCCATGACACCTCTAAATACCGACGACATTCATGTCTCTATTGCCGCCCCGTCCGCCCCGCAGTGGCTCACTGCCATGGACGTAAACAAAAGGTTCTACCATGTCGGCCATTGCAACAATACCTTTAAGGCAGGCCTGAAGGCTATTGCCCTTGGCTGGATGAAATTTGAGGATGCCCCGGGATTTCCCATTACTCCCGACTTGCGCAGGTGCGGCTATATGTGCGACGCCTATGCAATGGACAAGGGCGTGGAACTTCCCACCCTCCTGCCTGATGCCTATATAGATAGTATTGCCAAATGGCGGGAAATCTCCCCCGGGGCGGGCATCCCTAAATCCGTGCTCCCTGCCTTCGTGCCGTCAGTCTCCTTCAATTACAAGTTCATCCGCAAATGGCAGGAGGACAACCAGGATGACCGGAAGAAGTACCTGAGCGCAAAGGCTCTGGCTGGCCGGGACCCCCGGGCGTGGACCCATACGGGCCTGTTCTGCATTGACATTGACGCCGGGCACGGCGGAAACCCTGAAGCCCCTGGCGCCCTGTACGCCCAGGCCCATGCCAATGGTGCCTTCTCCCTGATGCCCGGATTCCTTTTTTCCTTTGCATCCCCGAACCAGGGAATCAAGCTGGTGTTTAAAGCGGACCCCGCCCTGCTGGCGTTGCTCAATACCCCGGAGGGGGCCGAAGGCGTAGACCTGGAATCCCCGGATGTGTCCGGGGATGCCCTGGTCCGGGTGCAGTCTTTGCGCGAGAAGAACCACGCCATATGCTTTTACGCTATCGCCGCGATGGTTTCCCGCCATACCGGGCTTGCCGTGGATTTATCCTGCTCCGACCCCTGCCGCCTCCAGTTCATGTTCCGGGCCCATGCCTCCCGGTATGAGCTCAATCCCTGCCTCCTTGATTCCGGTGTCCCGGATTCCCTGCTTCCGGGGTTCAGCATCGGCGGAGCCGATGCATGGAGGGAGCATGAGGAGGCAGCGGCCCGCCGCGGGGCCGCTGGCTCGTCCATGCTCCCCCGCAATTTTGAGCCCGGAAATGACAATAAGCCCGGCTGCATTCTGAGGTTTGCAGACTGGCTGAAATCCAGGGGGTGGCTCAAGGAAGCCCAGCACGTTTTGGGGATGGCTCCGGGTCCCCGGGGCTATTACTCGTTCTGCCTCCAGTGCCGGGATGTAAGCAGCACGCCCTCCGGGCCGCGTGACTTGCTCCTGTGGCTCGACAAGGATTCCCCCGGGAGGTTTGGCTTCAAGTGCCTGCATGATTCCTGCCAGAGCCGCGCCAGGGTCAAGTACCCGTTCTGGTATCTGGCAAAGCTCTACCATGAGGAGCAGGAGGCGTTGAAGACCGCCCAGGAGTCATCCAATTCCTACCAGGTGCCTGAGCCCATCCGCAAGTTCATCCGCACCAGAAGCGAGCTCTCTGAGCACAAGGTCATCATCGGGAGCATTGGGATGGTCCAGTCCTCCTTCAAGTCTCCCGATGCCCTGCCGGACCTGTTTGAGTGGGATGGGAAGACTGGAGCCCTGCTTACTACGGCCCGGAATGTGTCGGGCTATGTGCGCCATTGCATGGGATTGTATCCCACATATAACAAGGACCTGTGCTGTAATGAGTTCATTTCTCCGGATACGGGCATGTGCTTCCCGTTTGACGCGGTGCGCAAGGCCGTCCTCGGCTACTTCATGTCCCGGTGCAACAAGGACGTGTCCAAGCAGTTTCTTTTTACCTCCCTGCATGAAGCCCAGGGCCTGTCCTATTCTCCGCTGTTTGCGCTGGGGTACTGGGAGGAGTGGGACGGAGTTCCCCGGGTGGACCAGTATATCGGCCTGCTGGAGTGGGACCCGGCCCACCAGCCGCCTAAAATTTTGAAGGAGGACGGCACGCCCATGTCGGGGCAGGAGTGGAAGCGGCATGCCCTGCGCTCCTGGCTGGTGAATTGCTGGGAGCGCACCGTCTGCTCGGTGATCGGCTCGGACAAGGTGCCGACCTTCGGTGGCCGCCCCTCGCACCTGATGCCGGAAAACAAGATGATTATTCTCTGCTCGGAGGCCCAGGGGGTGGGCAAGACCCAGTGGGTGAAGGGGCTGGTGGGGAGCAAGGCCCAGGAGTCGCTGGTCATTGTTGACAAGTTGGAGCAGAGCAAGGACCATGACAAGATTTCGGCCATCAAGCCGATCTTTTTCCTGGACGAGATGGAGAAGACCACGAAGAACGAGGAGATGAACTCGCATCTCAAGATGGTGCTGACCAGGAGCCACATTGACATTCGTGATCCCTATGAGAAGGACATCATGCACAGGAAGGTGGTGACTTCTTTCATTGGGGCGACCAACGAGCCCAAGCCCCTGAGCGATGCTGATGGAAGCCGCAGGCTTGTGTTGCTCTATGTGAGGCGGCCCGCTGATAAGATGGGCAGTGTAGGCAACTGCCCCGAGCATGTGAAGGAGATGCAGTCACTCAATGTCGCCCAGTTCTGGGCCGAGATCAAGTACCTGTCTGAAACGGCCAAGCCCGGGGAGTATGCGCTGACGCCCCAGGAGGCCAGTCTTGTGCATTACAACCAGGCCACGGCCTTGGAGAACGGGGAGTTCAACCACCTCGTGTCCTACCTCCGCTTTATCCCCTCAAATTACCAGGCGGCGGACGGGAAACAGCTCCGCAAGATGATCAATGGGGCGTACAACGATCCGGCCAATATCATCAATTCGGTCCGCAGGTATCTCGGGGAGCGGGAGATCAAGGTCTCCTGGCGCGGGAGCAAGCAGTTCCGCCAGCATTTGCTGGCCCATGTGCCCGAGGGGTGCTCTCCCACCTATTATACGGGCAGGCGCGGGGCATCCCGTGTAGCCCTGTACCCGGTCATGCTTGAATCCGAGTTCGAGCTTCTGGCCTCCGATACAGCCAGGAAATCCTGGGCCCGGGACAACCCGGAGGAGGCGGCGAAGTATTACAAGCGGATCAAGTTCGGCATGGGGGATGGGTCCCTGGTTGACGTGGACCCGGCGCAGGCCGGGAAGCTGGACATCTACAAGCCCTACTATGAGCAGTACATGGAGGACAGCCTGGAAAATGAGGACGGGGAGTAAAAAATCTCTTGACATTTTCCCCTGATACTGTAGGATTCCCCTGATTTGAGGCTTTTCGGTGTCGGCTTCATGTCTTCATTCTATGTATTGGGGAAAGCCCCGGAGCAAATCTTTCTGCTCCGGGGCTTTTTTTTTGTTGACAACCCCTCCCCCCTGATGCTATGTTTCACGCTGCCGGGGCTCCGGGAGTCCGGGAATCATGGACGATGAAAGACTCGTAGGAACTTGGATTTCCCTCCCGTCCCCAGCCCGGTGCTGTTCCATAGCTTATACGGGGGCCCGCATGGTTAAACGTACTGTGCGGGTTCTTTTTATTTTCTTCTCTTGACATTCTGCCCCAAATGTGGTAGATATGGCGCATGCAGTTGGGGGAAGTCCTTCCCGGGCTTCCAGTTGAGCACGCCTTCAGGTGTGCCGCCCAAAGGCTAGAAACCTGATACAGTAATGGCACTGTGGATGTTTATTCTTTTCAGGTTTTGCCTCCTTTCTATTCCCGGCATTTACTGTACTGCTCAATCAGTTTTTGTTGTATTAGCATAAGAATCTCCCCTGGTTCATTCCGGGGGAGGTTTTTTTTCTTTACTTATTAGTTCCATTTGGCATATTCCAGCACATGAAGTATTTAAAAACTGGAGCTACCCGCAGGGTTTTTCTCATAGGAAGGTATGCTTTTAAGGTTCCCTTTGCATGGCCTGGAACCGGGAATGCTTTTTGTGGAATCTTCAGGCGGCTTCGTGATGGCCTCTTTGCAAATTGTTGTGAGATGGTTTATTCCGGAGTAGAATTTTCAGGCAATGGAGTTACCTTTGTTTGCAACCCGGTTGTGTTCGCCCTTCCACGTGGACTTCTTGTAGTCCAGCGAAGAGCACTTCCCATTGATGATGATACTTTTGATATTCTTGAGGAAGCTTGTGCGTGGAGTCCTGTGGAATATAAGCCGGATAGTTTTGGCTTTGTGGACGGAGAGCTTGTGGCTGTAGATTATGGGGCTGGAAGTTTTTATGATTGACATTCCGCTTCCGGATGGTAGGTTTCCTTTGCTATGAAGACACGCGGCATACGCTGGGAAAGGACTATGGAGCGGATTACCGCCCGATGGCTTAAAAGAGCCATGCAGCCATTAACAGGCCAGAGGAGGCAAATGTATGAAACTGTTTATATTATACATGATAAAATTCCTCTTTTCATCAATGTCAACAAGTATGGTTACGAGAGTTCTCTCCGGTATTTCGACTTGCTTGATTCAGCATTTCTAGTGGACGGCAAGCTTGTAGCCTGCACCCACGTATCCCAGACCGTACCTCAAACCATTTACATGTCATGCGCCTCGAATGCGATAACTCAATAGCCCGGGACCGTTTACGAGTCCAGCAGGCCAGCTGCTTGCTGAGAGAGCTCCTGAAAAGGAAGCACGTCAAGATTGAAGAAGTTCCTGTTTTTAGTGGGAGTTCATTCAAACTTGAAATAAAGTTCGGCTGGTTTTATTCCAGGAGAATTCTCTTGATGATAGAGAAGTACCGGGGAGCCGAAGACGGCCCTGATCTGGACCGCATCCATGCTGGGGAACCAAATGACCTTGATGTTTACATGTATGTTGGCTGGCGGGAGGCTTTTTATTGCCGGGTTCCTAATTTTTTGCTTCAGCGTTTTCTGAATAGGATAGCCTATGAGGCAGATAAAGGATTGAAAAAAGAAGAAGAAAAGGAGATAAAGGCCGCTAAAAGACTTTTTGGAATTTATTCCAGGAAGCTTCGCTTGCCTGATTTGTATTTTGCAGAGAACACAGAGGCCGCATGGGATTTTATTCTTAAAAATAATTACGATGCCAGCAAGCTTTCCAAATGGGATATAAAAAAGATGCACCAGGAATATCTTGAATTGAAAAAATTCAAAAAAGAACATGCTAATGGCTAATACAAGAGAGACGATTGAGACAATTCCAGGTCTCTGCATGGAGATTGTGGAAGACTGCCACGAGATTGATGGAGACGTTATTTTCTGGGACACGGAAACTTTCTACAGCAAGGAATACTCCGTAAAGGATACCGATGCCCGAACCTACTGTGCGGATTCCCGTGGCTATTGCTACATTATTTCCGTGACGGATGGCAAGCGGGTCTGGTCCGGAACTCCGAAAGATTTTGACTGGGAGATTGTCCGGGGCAAGAAGCTCTGCGCCTTCAACCAGAACTTCGACGCCGCTGTTTATTACTACATGCTGGGAGCCCCAGGGGATTCTCCCATGAGTGGCTGGCTCTGCGCCAAGGCGGCCTGCAATTATCTAGGGCTTTACGGAACCCTGGCCGAGCTCATTGAGAAATGCTTTGGAGTCCAGGTCAGCAAGGATGTTCGTGATGCCGCCGAGGGCGTGGACTTCAGCAAGCTGGACAGTATTCCTGTTGACATGGTCCGCTATGTGTGCATGGACTCCTATTATGGCTGGGCCCTGTGGGACCGTTTCGGAAAGTATTGGCCGGAGGACGAGAGGGAGCTCTGGTGGGCTACGGTAGAGATGTCCTGGAAGGGTTCTCCTACCTCCCTGGAGTTTCTGGACAAGGGGCTCGCGGTGATGGAGAAGGCGCGTGATGCCTACAAGGAATCCATTCCGCTGGAGAAGACTCTTTCCCTCCCCCAGCTTAAAGCCAAGTGCGTGGAGGCCGGAGTCCCTGCTCCTGAGTCCACGGCCAAGACCAGCAAGGTCTGGCAGGATTGGCTGGATGAATATGGAGAACAGGTTCCCTGGGTTCGCAATATTGCCCGGTACCGGAGTGCCAACCGCCTCCTTTCCCAGTTCCATCAGATTCGCCCCCGGGTGTACATGAGTGACGAAGGGTTTGAGCGGCTTCCGGCTACTCTCACCTATTGTGGAGCCACTACGGGGCGTTGGACGAGCGGCGGGGACCATTTCAATGTCCAGCAGTTGAATCGCAATGAGGTTGAAGGGTTTGACATTCGCGGCGTTATCCGGGCCCCGGAAGGTTATTCCCTGGTGTTCTGTGACTGGGCCCAGATTGAAGCGCGCATTATTGCGTGGTATGTGGGCCAGGATGAGATTTTGGTACCGCTTCGTGAAGGAGCTTCTGACCTTTATGCCCTGTATGCGAAAGCCTGGAACCTCCTTCCCCAGGATGTGGAGCACTTTGAAGAGTGGTGCAAGCTCCCGGGGAACGACCCCATGCTTCGTCAGGTGGTGAAGGCTGGTGCCCTGGCTTGCGGATTCGGCCAGCGGGCCGCGGGGCTCCATGCTAAAAATCCCCACATGACCATGGAGCAGTGTGAGTTTATTGTGGACACGTATCATCAGAAGAATCCCAAGGTGCTGGCTTGGTGGGAAACCCTGAAGGAAAAAATCCGCAGGGGGGCCCTCTCTTCCAGCAAGTCTTTCTCCCTTCAGCTCCCCTCGGGGCGTACCCTGTATTACCGGGGCCTGTTCAAAAAGCTCTGCCAGTCCTCCAAGGGCAAGCCCTACTGGGCTTGGGCCTACAAGCCAAACAAGTATTCTACCCGGGTTGTCAATGTCTCCCTGCTGTCAAACAATGTTGTCCAGGGCATTGCCCGCGACCTGATGAAGAATACGGTGCTTGAAATGCGCAGGCAGGGATGCCCTGCATTCGTGATCATCCATGACGAAGGTGGCTTCCTGGTGAAGGACGAAGACCTGGATCACATGGTCCCCCTGATTAAGGGAGTCATGGAATCCGTGCCTCCGTGGGCCCAGGGCCTTCCTCTTCTGGCTGAACCCAAAGTGCTCAAAGTGTACAAGAAATGAGACTGGTTCCTTTCAAATCCCAGCAGGACTGTATCTCCCGGATGGTATCCGCCATCCGGGAGAACGGGGCCGTGCTGAACAATTCGGGGACCGGAGCCGGGAAAACGCTTCAGGCGATTGAGGTGTGCCGGGAACTTGGACTACATCCCATAGTGGTAACGACGGCTACGGCCACAGTCTCTTGGACACGCGCCATGCTTCAGCAGGAGCTGGACTGGTATGATGTTTTAAGCTGGGAAAAGATCAAGAACGGCTCTACAGAGTGGTATCAGGTCCGCAAGTCCGGCAGGTATGCCTACAGGAATTGGAAGGCACCCAAGGATGCCATTCTTATTTTTGATGAATCCCAGAAGTGCATGAAGCTGGATACGCAGAATGCCAAGATGGTCCTCCAGGCCCTCTCCCAGAAGATTCCTCTCATGTTCCTTTCCGCCACCCCCTTCATTGACCCCCTGACGATGGGAGTCTATGCCGTGGCTTTCCGGCTTATTCCCTCCTCGCTCCAGTTTATCCGCTGGGCCAAGTCCATGGGAGCCCAGAAAAACTTCTGGGGGAGCTATGAGTACAAGGATACGCCGGAGAACATGGCCCGGATTGCGGCTTTGAACGCGGCTCTGACGGAAAAGAATCTTCTGGTCAAGGCCGACCCGGTAGAGATTGCCTCCCACTTCCCGGAGAATGCCGTGCATACCAAGCTGATTGAGGTGGACAAGAAGACAGCCGCCCAGGTCAATGCCGTGGCCGCCCTGTTCGTCAAGCAGGAGGGACTGCGCGAAGACGACATCAAGCGCGCCCAGCTGAAGAAGCGCGACATCCAGGCCATCACCGACATGCTTCGGGCCCGCCAGATGGTGGAGGCCATGAAGATTCCCTATATTGTTGAAACTGCCAGGAATATGCTTGACAGCGGCAATAGCGTGGTGGTATTCGTTTCGTTTACTGACACGATTGATGCCATCCGGGAGCTCTTTTCCGGCACTCCTTGCTGTGAAATCAGTGGGAGAGTGACTGGGAAGAAGCGGCAGGAAGCCATTGACAGGTTCCAGAATGACGAGGCCCATCTCTGTATTGTGCAAATTGCAAGCGGAGGAGCCGGGATTTCTCTTCACGACACCCGGGGGGTCCGCCCCCGCGTAGCCTTGCTCAATGTCACCTACAGCTTTGTAGAAATGGAGCAGGCCCTGGGCCGGATTCACCGCCTGGGAGGGAAGACGCCCGCCATCCAGTACCTGCTGGTGGCCGCCAATACGATTGAGGAAACCGTGGCGGACCAGCTCCGCAAGAAATATAAAACAGCAACCACATTATTGAACGGTGAAGAAGATACCACAAGAATACAGTAGGACCGGATTTGAATATAAGCTGGTGGAACGGGATGGCGATTTTGCCATTTATTCTGTCATGAAAGACTCTTTTAAGAATTATGAGCTTGTCTTGGTCCGGAGATATAAGGAGGATAATGATTTTGTCAAGGTGAAAGCCGGGGATGAATACCTCCCGGGGCCTTCGGAATGGGGGTCCTACGGCTGGACCCTTCCCACATTGGCCGCCTGCCATTCTAAAATTAAGACCCTTAAAGAAAAATATGAAGCCCAAAACCAAAACTGACAACAGCACGGGAACTCATTCCAAGTACAGCCCTTCGGGGCTGGCAATGTTTGCAACCTGCCCCGGCTATGTAGCCGCCCAGGACCAGCAGGATGAAGAGGAAGTGGAGGATGAGTTCTCCCCCTCGTCCATTGGCACCCGGATTCACGCCGCCCTGGAAGCGGGAGACCCCCGGTCCCTGCTCTCTGCCCACGAGCTATCTATCTACGACAGTGCCCAGAAGATGCTGGATGATGCGTGGACGGAGTTTACCATGAAGACAGAGATAGAACGAGTGTACCAGGAGTTCCTTTCAGAACACAAGTTCCGTGGGATTGTGTTTGACCCTGCTGAAGAGGCCCAGACGGGGACTGCCGACGTGCTCATCCGGGCAAATTGCTTTTCTTTGATTGCCGACTATAAGACGGGGATCAACGCTGTGACTCATCCGAAAGACAATGCCCAGTTTATTTCCTATGGGCTTCTGGAGATGGAAGAGAATCCTGATTGTGAAGCGGTTGTTTTGGTTCTTATCCAGCCAACAGTGGCCGATGGGTTCAAGATGGCGGTGATGTATCGGAACGAAAAGGCCCCTCGTTTGGACTATGCTGAGAAAGTTGAAGGTGATTTCAAGTACAATTTGAACCGGGTAGCTTCTATCATTCTTTCCCATAAAGCCAACAGGGACAATCCGTATGCCTACCATGCAAGTCCGTTTACCTGTGCTTATTGTACCAAGTCCAATAAGTGCTCACGTATTTTTGAGCTGGCCCGGACTCTTGGAAAGCGGACATTGGATGCAGACGTGTTGACAGTCAATCCGGTGAATGAAGTGATGGATGGATTTGATTCCCCGGAGACGGTTTCCCAGGTCCTTGACTTCTGTTTCATCATGGAAAAGGTCCAGGCTCGTGTGAAGGAGATTGCCAAGACAATGTTCTCAGCCGGAGTGGAAGTTCCCGGGTACAAGTTTGCTTCCCGCGGCACTACGGTCCATGTCAATGCAAGCCAGTTCCGCGAGTATATTCTCTCCCGAATGAGCCTTGAAGAGATTGTCGGTTCCCTCACGACCTTCCCTGCTTCCAAGCTTTTGAAGTTTGTCATGGCCCGAGAGACCGAGGGGATGAGCCAAGAAGAAGAAGAAGAATTCCGTTTGGGATTTTTAGAAGACCTTGAGGATATGGGGGTTATTAAAGAGGTGAAAGCCAGAGTCGCACTTTTGAAAAAATAATGGTTGACAATGGCGTCTGTTTTTCTATAGTGAGGTCCACTTCGGGGGAGTAAATCCCCTTACAAACTGAATTAAGATTATGGCTAAAATTGAAAAAAGTGAAGACAAGAATGTGCAAGATGATTTGCTGAATGTCGGTACTGAACCCAATGCGCTTGCGAAACCGGACCAGTATTGCGCTGTTGACGGTGATGTTGATTCCTCTGACTTGAGGATGCCTGTCATGAACGCCTGGAGTGCTTCCAGTCAGGCATTCATCAATGACGGAGTAGGAGCCCAGGGGGATATTCTCTTCCGCGGTTTTGTTGTAGGGAACGTAAGCAATCCGGTTGAAATCATCGTGCTGAAGGTGAAGAAATACTTCAAGGAGAATCTTCCTTACGGCAGTGATGAACGTCCCCAGATTTTCAACTCTGTTCAGGAGTATGTCAATGCCGGATTTGTCAAGAAGGATATTGTCCGTGTGGCCGACATCCTGTTTTTGGCGAAGCGTCCTGAGAAACCTTGCTCTGCTTCTACGACGGATGAAGACCTGGATATGCTTTTCGGAATTGACTTCATGGGCGGCAAGTGGGCCGCTGGCAAGATTATTGCCCAGAAGTCCAATTACAATTCCTGTGCAATTCCTCTCTTTACTTTTTATGGGATTGCCAATCCTCCTAACGGATTCCTGGAACACAGGATCAGGATTGGTTCTGATGTCCTGACGAACCAGAAGAACAAGTACACAGTCCTTAAATCCATGGTTCAGTCCAAGAAGGTTGAAGGTCAGCTTGAAGAATTGAAGAGTTCCGGTCTTCTGAGCCTGATCCAAGGCTAATTTTCTTGACGGTATAAAACATAAACGATATAGTGTGGGAGTCCTCTTTGGGTGAGAGGACTCCCTTTTTTATGAAAAAACTGCCTGCGACTGTGATACTTGGTGTGGACCCTGGTGTGAGTGGAGGACTCGCTCTGGCGGACACAAAAAAAAAGGTGGTGTATTATACCAATATGCCTAAGAAGATGGAGAACTTCGGGGACTTTTGCAATGCGTTGTGCACCATAAAGAACCGGAAGATGTTCATTGAGCACATGAGCTATGCCCAGGGGGGGCGGAAAGATGAGTCCGGGAAGTTCATCCGCATCAGCAATCCCAGGTCCATGGGTATTCTTGGTCAGAATGCCGGGTATTTGATGGGAAGTGCGGAAGCGATGGGGTACAAGATTGAAGAAGTCTGGCCCCAGCAATGGATGGGAAGGATGGGAGCCCATGACACCGGGTTGTCTTGTAACGATAAAGGCTGGAAGAACAACCTCAAGCGGCTGGCTTCCGAAGCTTTCCCGAAAGCCAAAGTCACATTGAAGACGGCGGATGCCCTCCTCATTCTTCTGGATGCCTACCGCCGTCTTACGGAGGACCCGGAAGCCTCGCTGGCTGACTGGGATATGTGCCAGATCAAGTTCTAATGGCTGTTTCTCGACAGTTTATACGCTATGGCCGGAAGTGGCCGATGGATGCCTCAGAGATCGACATCGAACTCTGGTGCTTCAAGTATGCGTGGCCTAAGGAAAAGGGGGGCCTTGGCCGCTATGGTCATGCAGTCAAATGTATTGATCTCCTTTGGAATTATAAGGGCAGTCCCTCCCCGGTAATTTGGACTCCCTGGGTGGAGTATGGCCTGAGGCATGCCTGTGAGAACAATGTCTGCATCATGGGCGGCGGTTCTTCCTGCGGGAAGTCCATGATCATGGCCTTGATGGCCCTTCTTTTCTATTTGTCTGACCCCAGGCATACCATGTGCCTTATCACTTCGACCACGATTGAAGGTGCCAAGAAGCGTATCTTCAAGGATGTCAAGAGATTTTGGCGTTCATATTTTCCTGGGAAGCTGGTGGATGGCCAGGGCAAGATCAAGGGTATCAATGAGGAGGATGAGATTGATGATTCCCAGGGCATTGTCATTATTCCCTGCGCCAATGTAGGAGACCCTACAAGCCGATTCATCGGGATCAAGGCCCCCAACATGCACGTTTTCTATGATGAGCTTTCCGAGCTTCCCATTGAGCTTGTTGATGTTTGGAGGACCAACCTGAACACGAACGCTATTGATACTCCTCCGACACTCATGGCGGCTTCCAACCCCAAGAGCCGGACTGATGCGTTCGGTATTATGGCGATGCCCAAGGACGGTTGGAATAGCGTGGACATTTTCACCGAGGAGACCTGGAGGACCCAGGATGGGATTTATATCCGGTTTGACAATACCAAGAATCCTCGCATTGCCATGAACCGGGAGGACTGGGCTTTTTACGTCAGCCGCCCGGTCATCGAAGAAGCCATTCGTCAGTATGGGGCGGACTCCGCTTTCATCCAGCGATTCCATAAGGCTACGTTTTCCGACGACATCGAAGAGGGAGCCCTGCTTTCTGAAGCCGAGATTTATGCGGCAGGGGCGGACGGCATGCCCGTATTCGGTCCCAAGCCTATCATTAAGATTGCGAGCCTTGACCCGGCCTATACCAACGGCGGGGACCAGTCTGTCGTCCGTTGCGCCAAGGTGGGCTATGATCTGAATGACAATCTGTGCATGTTCGTTTATGCACGCTTTGCTCTCAAGTCCACCAAGAACAAGGAGGATTTAAAGTCACGCAACTTCGATATTGCCAAGCAGGTTTATGATATTCTTCAGCAGGAAGAGATTTCTCCGGACAACTTTGTTGTGGATATTACTGGCGGCGCGGCGTTTGCCGACATTCTGGCCTCGTATCTAGGCCCAAAATTTGAGGCGATCAGTTTTTCCGGGAACGCCAGTAGCACGCCCATTTCAGCCTCTACTCCTGAACTGGCTTGCAAGATGTATGCCAACAAGGTCTCCGAGCTCTGGGGCGTGATGAAGCTGGCGATTGCTTCCCAGCAGTTGTATGGCCTGGATTCCAAGGACATCCTGGAAATGAAGTCCAGGCTTTACACTTCGGAAAATGGGAAGATCAAGGTAGAGCCAAAGAGACTGATGAAGAAGCGGATTCGTCATTCTCCCGATGATGCCGACGCTATCGCTCTTCTGGTGCATATGGTGAGAAAGAAGTTCGGCATGGCTTTTGCCAGGATGCCGGACAAGGCTCCTACTGCTCAGAACAGGCCCAGGTATAAATTTGAGCTTGACAGCAAAGGGAACCCCATTCTACACTCCCGGGATATTAAGGCTTACCTGCATGATCCCGATCAGGCGGCCAAACAGCCGCCGCCTGAGGTTCGTACTTTTCAACGTCAGGTACAGAAGCTGGGGTCGTTGCTCTGGAAGTAAGAATAAAATCAGTAGCGTAACTTATTGAGACTATGGCATATGTGGATAAAGAGCTTGTAAAGAAAGCTATAAAGTTTTATCGGGATGGCCTCCCGATTGAAGTCATTGAAAACTTGACCAGGATTCCCAAGCCGCATTTGGAATCTATTCTTGGTGAAGTCGAGCTGACAAAAGATGAACTGCTGGCCCGCAAGGAATCCCTTGAAATCTTTTCCAGGTCCGTCCAGGAGAAGGTCATTGAGAGAAGGACCAGGAGAACCGAAGTGGAATCCGAGATTCTTGGAGACATTGAATCCAATTTTTCCACGTTCATGAAGCAATCCTTTGAGAGGCTTTGCAGGGCTTCCGGCACGTTGCCTTTGGATAGCTTCAAGGATGTCGCATCCCTTGTAGGAGCTATGGGGAAAGCCAGTGAAATCTGGGAGCGGTTCAACGATGCCGTAGCCAAGCGAGACCTCAAAGCCATGCAGGACATCATGGCAACGATGGAGCTTGAGGTGACGAATATTACAGTGCAGACAGCGGTTGATTCCGAGGGGCGTATTAAGCTTGATGCTGATGGGAAACGAGTTGTGACGGAAGAGGCCCAGGCCAGGAAAATTACTTTGAAGCCTCTTTAATTTTTTCCTTGACGTGAACGTGCCAAATGTTATGTTCATGTCGCTATGAGCAACAAGAATACAGTTAATTATGAGTTGTTAGAAAGTTTATCCACTGTGGTTTCTTTCGTTTTGACGGCTATTATCTATTTAATGGGTTGTGGCCAATTAGTTGATTTCCTTAATGTGGAATATGGATTTCCTCTAATCATTAGCTGGGGTTTTTCCCTTTTTGTAGGTCTTCTTTTTTTAGGAATTCCTTTAGGAGTTTTTTACTATTGTCTCGGGGCTATCTTCATGGTTGTTTTTTATCCTTTTTTTTGGTTTGTAAGTCGCATTAGAGTTGAGAATAAATGAAAGTCATAGATGTTATAAGCAGATTTACGAGAAACCTTAGAGGATGCTTTCTTCATTTAAGTAGTGCTCAGGTTCTTATTTCGGTTGCAAAGGGGAAAGTATTTCATAAGGACATTGTTGAGGACACCAATCTCCACTGCAATACTGTCACCAATATCTTGAGAGACTTGGTTGAGCAGGGATTGGTTTCCTGCACAGAATTCAAACGTCCCAGGAAATATTTCCTCACAAAAGATGGAGAAATAGTGGTAAAGCGACTTTTAACTATGAAGGATAACGATGAGGACTGAAGAATGCGAAAAGTTTTTTGACCTCTTGAAGAGGTGGATGCCTGCTACCTTCACTAATTCGGAGCTTCATGAGGAATATGAATTCTCTGAGGTTTTTGTTGGACGTGAAAAGAATCCGCTTCCTGTTGGGTTCACTCATGGCGGCCTGACTATCGAAGGCTACTCAAAAGCTGTCGATGCTCCTTACATTGTCTCCTGTCTCTGCGGGCATACGCTTCAATCCGAACGATCCCGGATTGAGAATAACATGACTTGCGGATGCTGGGACAGGGCTGTCCGAACTGCTTATTTGATCCGCATGCGGATTGAAGCCCTTCGTGTATGGATGGGCCATATGAAGGAGTGGCTGAAAGACTTGGAGACCATTAAGCAGTTTTCCATGGATTACCTTTCCAAGGTTGGTGCTCCGTGTACCTATGAAAAGAGTCTTGTTCAAATAGAGGCCGGACCTTTTCGCCCAGCACTGAAGCGGAATGCTCCGACTCCTCCCGAGCAGTTGGAATTCCTGGACTTCTTTTATGTTGTCCTTCCTCCGCCTTTCTATATGGATTGGCTCCGGAATCTTGCAACCCATGCCTTGGAAGATCATCCTTTATGGGAGGCCATGCCGATGAATTCGCTTGCTGGCTATGAGGATGCAAAAACAGAACTGCCCGAGTTTGATGCAAACTGTTTTATTTCCCTGGTAAACTTCTTGGTAGAGAATGAAAAAAGATTTTATGACGATGCTAACAGGCTTAAAAAGCCTTTGGATGGTGAGCCCATTAATAGATAGCCATGTCTGTTCTTCCTAAACCACCTCGTCGTTCCAAAGCTCTTTGGGGGGCGGCTTTTGATTTCGGAGATGCTTTTGATTTCATTCGGGGGCATCAACAGCCGAAGTCTTATATCTCTCCCCTTCCGGGAGAAATACTGCGTTCAAATCCGGAGGTGAGGAACATTCGGTATTTCTTTTCGTTGAAGACCCAGCACTTCCATCCCTTTGTGTATTCCTATGCTTTGCACCATACACAACCCCATCGTCGAACAAAAGTTCCTAATTTCAATTCGCTTGGAGGTGTTGTTCCCGTTATAACCCTTTATCATACAACGATTTCTTCTCAATTCTTCTGGCGGTATTATATGTTTTTCTATCTAATGACTGATCGGGCTTTTTGCTTCTCCCCTTTCCAGGCGGTGTATGCAGACCAAAGACTCTATTTCAGGAATGTAGATAAACGATATACCGGAAGACTCATATAACAACCAAAAAAACATTATGCTGTTAGTTATTCCATGTGAACCCCGAGTTCAAAAAAATGCCAGGGCTATTGCCACCTCCCTTGTAGAGAACACCGCTCCTGAGGACCTCCTTACGGTGGACCTTCTCTGCATTACTCCTTATCAAAATCTTACCGCGGCCAATGACTTCATTGAAGTCCTCAAGGGCCGTTGCAATTCGTTCAATGTCAAGTGCATTGATACTCCCTCTGCGTCTTTGTACGACATGGTGAACAAGATGTGGGCCAAGTGCCTTCAAATTCTTGCTATTGAAGCGGCTCCGAATGGTCTGGATATTCCGGTTCTCTGGTATTCAGAACGCGGGAACCAGTTCTTCAAGCAGGATGCCATCGCTACTTTGGACGGGTATTACACCAAGAGGAAGGCCAAGGTCATCTTTGGACAGCGGTTCCATATTCCGGCCCGCACTATCACAGCAGACCATGTGGACCCGGCCCGCGATACTGTTGAAGGCTCCTTTGTGTTCTCTTCCCAGATTTCTGCGGCCTATCCTCAAACGGTCCCCTTGTCTGTTTCCCTTCAGCCTGTCGACCATTTCCGGGTATTCCTTTCCGGGGTATTCATTGGAGACCAGAGCGAAGAGTATTCCAAGTGGGACAGCCTGTTTTCTACGGAGGCTGAGCCTAAAGTAGAAGCGTCAGTGGTCACTGCTCAGGTTCTCTCCCAGGCGGTTAATACTCCCCAGGCTCTTCCTGTGGCCGCCTTCGGTGCCTCCGGGGCTTCTCCTGACGGGCAGACTCTTGATGTGGACGGAGGAATGACGCTGGCACAGAAGCGCGCAATGCTCGCCATGTGCAGTAAGCGGTCCACCTTGAAGCCTGATGAAGTTACTTACTCTGCCCCCAGTGTTGCTGGTGTGACCAGTGAGGTCGATGTTCAGGCTCAAGTCTCCGGTTTTCATATCCAGGCCAGTGAAGGAACGGTTATGGGGAACCCTCAAGCCATAGAGGAGCACAATAAAAAGGTAGTCGGGAAAAAGAAGAAAAAGTCTTCTCCCGAGCCGAAGGATTTAGAGGTTGACAAAGACGCGGAGGGAGGTAATACTGAACCAGCCTCTGATGTTGAGTATCCGGAGAATGGTACAGACCCTGATTTCGTATGATTAAAACTCCTCCCAAATCCTTTACCTCTTCTCCCAACACTACGGCAGGTTCGCTTGCCGTAGTGGACGGGGATGGAGAGTTTCTGAAAGACCGTGTGCCGGATGTATTCACGGCACGCAGTCTTCTTTTTCTCGCTCTTCAAGCGGACATGGGTTCCGCTATTGCCCGTGTAGAAGCCCAGCGTGAGCTGGACGGGATTGAACCCTTCAACCCTGATTCCCTGTCTCAGGCAGGCCAAGCTTACCGGACGAACAGCAACTTCCGTTTCATGACGGTGGCTCATCTTAAAACGATGGCGAGCCTCCGTGATGCCATTTCTTCCAATCCGTTCCTGGTCTCGGTAGAAACCAAGTATGGGTCTTCGCAACAGCAGGCCCTTTCTTCGGTCCTCCTTTCCCAGCTCATGACGGATATGGTGAAGAGCATGCCCGGGTATCAGTCCACGATGGATGATCTCCTGCATAACTTTGCCTTCCATGGCTTTGGCCTGACCTACTTTGATGACACGGAGTCCTGGTTCTTTAACTCCGGGGGCCTGGATGACTTTGCCTTTGAACGCTACACCAAGGCCGACCCCAGGAACCTGGAGCTTGTGTTTGCCACCCGTATGCTTCGGGCGCATGAACTCATGGCCTACATCAAGGATGAAGGGATTGCCCGGACAGCCGGGTGGGATGTTGAGGCGGTAAAAGCCGTAGTGAAGTATGCGTCCTACAACATGCCTAATCCTTATAAGGCCCCGGAGAATATTACGCGGATGGAGAAGAACCACGACTTCACGATTGGTGATGTGGTGGGAACGGCCATCCCGATTTCCCACGTCTGGATCAAGCAGTTGGATGGATCGGTCTCCCACAAGATTTTCTTTGTGGATAATCAGAGCAAGACTGCCGAGGGCGGAGATTTCCGGCTGGATAATCCGGAGTTCAACGAGTTCCTGTTTGTCAAGGAAAGAGCTTATGACTCCATGGAGCAGGCTTTCACGATGTTCCCCTTCGGGGTTTCCTCTTCCGGGGACATTCATGCCCTGCGCGGCTTTGGCAATACCTTGCTGGCCCACGTACAGCAACTCAACCGCTTTACCAACTCAGCTCTTGACATTGCTAAAATCGGGATGTCAGTCACAGTCCAGCCTAAAAATGAAATGGACAGGCTGGAATCTTCTGTCAACCCCCTGGGTCCCTATACCATCATTGCTCCCGGTATTGATATTACTCCGGTCAAGGTTCCTGACCTGAATGCAGTGTCCGCCCCTGTTGGAGCTCTTCAGGGCATCATGAATTCAGTTCTTGGTGAACTCGATGTGACTACGGACGGGGCCATGGGCCGAACCCAGTTTGAAGCGGAAGTGCGCCTGAGCAATGCTTCCCGTCTTTCCACCCATGTGATTGACCGCTTGATGGAATGCCTTTCCCGTCTCTTCAAGGAGATTGTAAGGCGTGTTTCTGTCCGGGATTACGATGAGAATCTTGCAGGGTACAAGGAACGCCAGCGGCTCCTGGAGAAGATGCAGGAATACGGAATCCCGGAAGAAGCCTTGTATGAACTTGACGTGGATGCTACGGTGGCTACCCCGCCTATTGGCAATGGTTCCCCTGTGAAGAGGACGCTTGCTCTCCGGGCGTGCATGAACTACATTCAGTTCTACAGTGAAAAAGGCCAGAAGGCTCTTATCCGCGCCCTTACTATCAATGAGGTAGGAAAGAAGTGGGCCGACATGTTCATCCCGGAAACCAATCAGGAGTACGCAAACGCCAATGCCCAGAGTGTTGCGGCCCTTCAGAACCTGTGGCTGATGCAGGGGATGGACGTTCCTGTTCTCCCGGATGAGGATCACCGGGCTCATGCCGAGATTCATGCCAATTACATCATCCAGCTCATTCCTTCTGAAAAGCTTGAGAAGGAACAGATGGCCCAGCTTGCCCCCGGCTTGCAGAAGCTGGTGGCCCAGCTTGCCGGACACCTTCAGTATCTCCAGGCCCGCAAGGAATTTATTCCTGCTTTCTCTCAATGGGAGAAGCTTATCGCCAGATGCAATGAAATCATTGTCAACGGCATGCGCGCCCTTGAAAAGATGCAACAGGAGGCCCAGGCCCAGCAGGAAGCTCAAGGAGCCGTCCAAGGCGGTGAGCAGGTGGACCCTCAAATCCTAAAGGTCCAGCAGGAGATGGCTTTGAAAGAGCAGGAAGTGCAGGCCAGGATTGAGATTGAACGCCAGAAGGCGGAAGCAGAGATTGCCAGAAAGGCTCTTGAAGCTAATACGAAAGCTGTAGAAGCCGCAAACTCTTAATAACTTATGAATAAACTTACTGTTGATGAATTTGTTGCTCAGGAGAGAAACCGTGTTCGTCTCTATGAAATCCTCAATGACCCCGTGTTTCAGGAAGCCGCTGAAATCGTACTCACGCCTTTGAACGCCGTGCCTCCTACAACCACTGAAGCGGCGGCGATCTCTGGAGCCTTTGCTTCTGGAGCCCGTCATTTGGTAGCCGGGCTTCATGTGCTTACCAAGGCACCCAAGAAGCAGGAAATTAAAGACACCCCCAAGCCCCTTCCTTCGGCTCATGATATTTTCCTGAGCCGTTTGGAGCGTTCGTATGATACAACTAAATAATTATGCCTGAAGATATTACAACAACACCTACTCCTTCCGACCCGGCCACTTCTGCTCTGGTCCATGACATTTTTACCTCTACGGAGCAAATTGTCCAGAGCCAGATGCCTGAGCCCAGCAAGGTGCCTCAGGGAGTAATTCCTGAAAACCAGAACTATGTCCCGACTGATACTACTCCTAGTCCAACGCCAGTTGAAGATGAGGGGTCCGAACCGAAGCCCGAGAACGAAAACCCGAATCCTGATGAGGATGAAAAAAAGGATGACGAGGAGGAAACGGAGGGGGATGTAGAGAAAGGGAAGGAGAAGAAGGAAAATGGAGAGAATGGTGATTCCGAGCAGAAGCAGACTCCGGCCATGGCTAAGAAGTTTGCCCAGATGCGCAAGGACCTTTCCTCCTATAAGACGACTGTCAAGGAGCTTCAGGACAAGATAGCCAAGCTGGAAGCTGATGGAGCCGGAGCTGAAGGCCTTGATGAACTGAAGGCCCAGAATGAAAAGCTTTCGGCAGTGGTCAATTCCTTTGCTTTCACTCAGACGGAAGAGTACCAGAAGGAAGTTTCCAATCCGTACAACAAGGCTCAGGACAAGCTGATGAAGCTGGCCGAAGCCAACGGGATGGAACTCACCTATGACGCTCTGAACCAGATAGCCACGAATCCGGATTTCGATGAAATGGACCGCCAGGAAGCCTATGAGGACCTTGCCCGGGATGCCGGGATGGGTGACCTGGATGTCTCCCGGTTTTCCAACTACGCAATGCTGAGGGACCGTGCCGTCCAGAAGCATCTCTCCATGTCGGCCAAAGCCGAGGAGTACAAGAAGGAATTTCTGGAGAAGCTTGGTGAAGGAAAAGCCAAGCCGTATGAGGTCAATCTGGATAACTACACCCAGAAGCACATCCAGGACCGGGCAAAGGAGCTGGGGCTCTCCGGCGAGGTGACGGAAGAGACGGTGAAAGCCGCCCGCCATTTGGCTCATAAGATAGACAATAATGCGTTTATGGACGCAGTTTTGCTGTCTAAGGCCCTGGAAGAAATGGCCGAGCTGAAGGAGCAGAACAAGAGTCTCAATGCCAAGATCACCAAGCTCCGCGGTGCCAATCCTTCTCCGGGAGCTGGCAATCCGAAGGGGGCTCCCCCTCCCCCCAGCAAGCCCAAGCTTGAAGAGACGCTGAAGACGGCTGGGGATGTCGTTGACGCTTTTCTTAGCGGCCAAATTTAAAAAGTGTTGACAGCACTATAAAAAAAGGGTACAACCGTTTTATCAGATAGCGGTTGTACCCTTTTGCTTTTCCTCCGCGAGCCCCTTTTTTATTTGGATGTGTATAGAGGTCTTCCATCCTGGCCGAAAAACCTTTTCTTTTTCTTTCCGTCGGGACCTTTTCTTTCCTCTTTAACTTTCATTTTACATTCAAATCTATGGCTCAAAATCCCAGTGAATTGGACGCAATCAATCTGCGTCTGACTACGATGACCAACCTCATCCAGGAAAAGATGTATGCGAATTTTATTCGCCGCTCTCCCTGGAACGTGGCAATGCTGAACTCCGCTGAATGGGTTGATGGTATCGGTGATACGGGGCGTACCAACGTCTTCCAGCCGACCTACATGAACCCGGACTGGCAGAACGTCCAGCTTAGCTCTCTGTCCACTGATCCTGCCCTGAACGTCAATGCTACTGGCGGCCAGGAATATTCCTTCTCCCGCCAGATTGTCCGTCTGAGCTCCGAGCTCATTGACGTGACCCGTCTGCGTCAGGCTTGGCAGTATGGCGAACAGCTCAAGAACATTGTTGAACAGCTTATCCGCAACGTCGGTAATGTCTGGTCCGAACGGTATCGTAAGCAGTACCTTGACTGTGCTTCCTACAAGATCATCCCCACGGCTAATGGTCTCTTCGGTATGGACCTGACCAACGGGGATATTACGACCATGCCGGAAATTCGTCCGGCGGCGGCCCTGAACTCCGCCATCATGGACCAGATGTATGAACTGCTTGAGTTCGAATCCGCGCAGGAAGCCGCCGCAGGCTCCGCCAACGGTGCTCCGGTTTACCTCTGCATTACGTCCCGCAACACGATTGACTTCATCCTTCAGGGTGATGGCAACATCCGTCAGGACTACCGCTTCGCGGAAGCTACCTGGGGCCAGAAGGAATCCACCCTGATGAACCAGTATGGCCTTCAGAAGGTTTACCGTGGGTTCTCCTACCTGATGGACCCGATGAACCCGCGCTATGACTTTGTGGACTCCAACTCGCCAGGCCAGAAGTGGGTGCGTATCGAACCCTATATCAAGCAACCCGCTACCACGGGCTTCCGTTATGTGCAGAATCCTGCCTACATGAACGCTCCCTATGAAGATACCTACATCTTCGTTAAGGACGTGTACCGCAACTTGGTTCCCCGCCCGGTGTCTTCCGTCGGTCAGGCCAAGTTTAATCCGGAAACCTTCGGTGGTGAAGTGCGCTGGATTAACAACGCGGACATGAACGCGAACTTCCTGGGAACCCAGGGCTTCTTCGTGGCTTCCCTGTCCAACGGTGCCCAGCCCATCCAGCCCCGTCACGGTATTGTGATCCGTCACATTCGTACCCGGTTCAACGTGGCCCTGGTGGGTGCTGACGGCAAGCCTGTCGGTTCTCTGCTGACGACTCCGGCCAATGTGGCTGTTGCTGGTCTGTAACCCTCACAAACAATCAACCCAGGGGCAGGTAGGGCAAATCCTGCCTGCCCCATTTTTATTATGAAATTCTCTATTCCATACGATGTCGAAGCCTTCGGTGAAGTTGCTCCCGGTGAAACCGTAACCGTGACGGGTGAAGCCGTGCTTTCTGACGACGGCAATGTTCTTGAGCTTGTTTCCGTTGAGGGCGTCCCCTTTGAGGATGATGACGACCGCAATGAAGGCGAGGACGAGGATGATGACGAAAAGAAGAAAAAGAAGAAGGAAGAAAAGGAAGAGCGGAAAGAAGAACGCACCCTGGAAAAGGACGTAGCCAAAGCTGAAGAAGCGACGGATGCGATGGGGGTGCTTAACGCCATGCTTTAAACGACCATGCCTCAGACCATTACTTTTCCCACTACTTCCCCTGTCTCCGTGATCCCCGGAGACGTGGTAACCGTATCTACGGCTACCGGGTCCTTCCTCGTACATGTCTCCTGCGACAAGCCTTCCAGCATTCTGTTCCAGGATGCTGATGCTGGCGTGCTGGCCCATGGCGATATTGCCAATGGCGACTTCATTGTCACTCTCCCCAAGGCCAACTCCAACATAGTTGTCGATAGCTACAGTTCCGCTACCATTACTCTTACGGCAGTGGCTGTTCCCGATTCCGGGATTAAGGAGGTCCCTGCCTTATCTCCCACGGGAGTCCTTGGTGCCCTGTCTCCGGGTTCCCTGTATCAAGTGAACATTCAATCCAAGTCTCCTTATACTTGTGTCCTCTATAGCATGAGTAATTCGGAGGGAACCGAGCTGCTGGGGACCTTCCCCGTAGTGCATGGGGATGTTATCTCCCTGCCCGGACCGAAAGTTAGCGGCAGGCTTGTGTCTGCGGATGCGGATGCTTCTGTCTGTCTCCAGCTCGTTATTACCAACCCCAAAGCTGTTTCCTAATTTATGGCTATTCAAATTCCTATTGCATCCCTGGCGGAGCCGAATCTTCTTCAAGTCGATACGGTCTATCAGGTTACGGGTCTGACTGCTTCCAAATCCTATGACTTTGTTGTGACCGAGCCTTCGGGCAAGTTTGTTCACATGGTCATTGCCAAGGAGGAAGCTCTTACGACCATCATTTACGAGCACGAGCCTGTGAATGGCACGGTGCTTGATTTTGCAACTCCTGCTGGCGTCACTTCGGTATTCCTCAAGGTTACCGCGGTTTCCGGGGCTACTCCCTACCTGACGATGGCGGCATCCAAGGCAGTGACGGATACGGCTCTGGTTGTTCCCGCAGTCCCTGAGACTTGGTACAAAGTCACCTCTCTTACCGTGGGGGATGTGTATGAAGTTAAAGTCTCTTCTGAGGTTCCGGTAACGATTCAGTCCGGATTTGGTGCCTCCTTTGACCTGAATGCTCTTCAGTACAACCCTCCGCAGACCTTGCAGACGGGTTCTTTCCTAGTGACGGCGACTGCGGCCAACATGTGGCTGTACGTCGATGGTGCTGATCCTGCCAATATTTCGGTGACTGAGGCTGTGCCTGTCGTCGGGATGCAACCTGTCCAGGTTATTCTGATCTCTCAGACAGGTGCCACCATCAATATTCCGGCAGGTTCCCCTGCGGGTATCTACCGATTGGACTTTGTGGCAAACGATCCTGCCGATGCTACTACGTTTGATGCCAAGGTAGAACTGCAAATGGATCCTCTGATGTCAGAAGGGACTGGAAAGCTGGCCGCAGGCTTTGGGCCTGTTCATCCTGTGGAGGGTCGAATCTATACGGGCAACAGCCTGCGAGGCATGGCCCTCTTCCGAGTCCCGGCTAAACGAACCTCCCCTCTTGCGGTAGCTTCCTACACCAAGGGCACTACGGGTACTGGCACTCAGATTTACGGCCAGTTTGCCCTGACCTATATTGGAAATCTTTCTGCATAACTAATCCGCCCCAATGTTCCACGTGGAACATTGGGGCCCTTCTCCTTTACTGAATATGGCTCTTTCTTTTACAGACTATACGTTGGGGACTCCCATCACGCCTAATGTTAATTACAAGGTGGCCCTGTCCAAAGCTGGCGACCATGCTTACCTTCTTACCAGTGCCATTGCGGAGGCTACTCTTCAATTGACGCTGACGGCTCCTACTGATGAGGAGTGGAGCAATGTTGAGACCTGGGTGGCTAATGGCCCCATTGCTGGCCGCATCTTCCCACTCAGCAATGCTACTTACTATTTCCGTGTGGTTGGCCCTCCTTCCCTGGCCTATGATTCTACGCTGGCTATTAAGGATTTGGATTTAGTCTGGCCGACGGATATTACTCCGACAGCGATTCCTACGGATGGAACCCCGATTACTTCCGGTTTTTATTCCCTGGATGCCCTTTCTCTTGAGGTTGGCAAGTTCCATTCCTTTTCCATTGTTCCGGCCAAGTCGGGGAATCTGGTAGGGAAGCATGAGACCAGCGACCAGCATCGGTTTGTGGCGACGATTTTTGGCGTGGATGCCCAGGGTTTCCCGGTAAGCCACATGACCAGCTTTGCCAATATGGAGCAGAGCATTTTCAACTTTGATACGGCCAAGGCCATTCTGCACTTGTCTGCGCCAGAGAGTGCCGAGTTCAATTATACCTGCTCTATCGCGTCTTTTAGCTCAGGCTCCGGAGATTTACTTACGCCCTCTTCGGATGCCAACATTACGGGGGCGTGGAGCTTTACCAACATCACTGTTCCCACTCCTACCCAGGCCGGGCAGGCGGCGAACAAATCGTATGTGGACAATGCGGTATCTGGTATAGGAGCCAATTTTGTTACTCTGGATACGGAGCAAACGATTTCCGGTAACAAGACCTTTACCAACATCACTGTTCCCACTCCTACCCAGGCCGGGCAGGCGGCGAACAAATCGTATGTGGACAATGCGGTATCTGGTATAGGAGCCAATTTTGTTACTCTGGATACGGAGCAAACGATTTCCGGTAACAAGACCTTTACTGGGGGAGTTATGAAAACGGGAAGCCCTTCAGCTCCTAGTGACCTTACGAACAAGTTATACGTGGATGGCCAGATTGCTCCTACGGTAAAGAATGTTGGAGACCAGAATGTTGCCGGGGTTAAAACTTTTACCGACGGCGTTACCATGGCTGATGAAGCTCCGTTGACTTTTGGCGCTGGTGCCGATGCCGTCAGGTTCCATGGCACGGGTGCCGGGATGTCGGTGATTGAAGGAGGGGCCGGAGCACACTTGGATGTGGCGGTTTCTACTACCTTCCAGGAGCCGACTGTGTTCTCTACAATGATTAAAGCAGAGAAAGGCATATCCTTTGGGATTACGGAAGGGAGTTCAGCAATGGAAACTCTTATGGAGCAGAACCATCCAACTCTGTCTGCATATGGCTGTAAGTGGACCTATACTGCCAACAACGGTTACTACCAGCTTGTTCAGAGAAACAATATTGTTTGGGTGACTTTTGATCCTACTGGGAATGTCTGGTTCCGAAAGAAATTTGAAGTTCAAGGACCTGCGACTTTCACTCAAGGTGTTACCATGGGTCAGACTTTGAATGTGGCAGGAAGGATAACAGCCAGTGAAGGTATTACACTTCCTGAAGGGCTTGATATTATGTTCGGGAGTTCTGCATGCATTTATTCGGACTCTTCTTCAAATATCATGATTGAAGGTTCTGCCGCAGGAAGAACTTTATTGAATCAAGCTCTCCGGTTTCCAACTGATTCGGTTCTTGACCCCACCACTGGGGTGAACATTGAAACGGGTGATGCAAGGTACCTGAAGTTCGTCTCTACAACCAAGGCGGCTTATGACGCTTTGGCTACCAAGGATTCCGGGACTGTTTATTTCCTCTCGGATACGACTCCCCCATCCTGGGCCATTGGAGACAAGGAAATAGTAACCGCAGAAACACCCACCCCCCTCAAATAGAAGAAATTATGTATTACACCCATGGAACCTTTGAAGCAGACCCTAATGTTTCTGGTCAGTCCAAACGCATCAAGGTGCCCGCAGATGCACCTACAGGTATTTATGAAATTGGCGTAAACAATGGGGGCCGTTCTTCTGGTCTTAATGTTACTTTCTATGGAGCCTTGGATAATAGCGGGGTACTCCTTCCGAGCCTCAATCCCTTGTATCAGGGGAACCTTCCCATTTCCTATGATACTACGGATTCCCAGGCTAAGGTTATTTCACCTCTCCTAGATGGCGGCGTAGTGACTTATCGTTTGGTGACTCCACCCGCCAGTCAGACATCGAGGAAGGTAGGGTCTTGTGTGAAGGGATTTATCAGGCATACCCAGGGACAAGAGGAAGAAGCGGTAAGCATATATGCCGCATCAGGCATGTCTTATCACAGCTATTATTTCCTACAGATAACTACCTCTCTCCCTCTTGATGATATAGAAGTAAATGAAATTTGATTATGTTTCTTCGCATTGTATTTAATGAACTGGGGGATTTTACCCAGGGAACTATTCGAGTCCTGGGTTCCAAGTCCGATGGCTGGAACAAGCCTGCTGAGTTGAATATTGCTGATCTTCCTGCAACCCAGAAGAAAACTTTCAACTCCATGGTAACAGCCTTCAAGGAAAAAGGAGAGCCCTGGGTAGCCTCCCAATGCTGGGTTTATCCCGCCACGGACCGTAGTGTGGAACCCGAAGTCCCCGCTATTGAGCTCATTTTAGAAGCCAAGCATGATGAGACAGGAGCCATTACTACGTTTCCCGGAGTAATTCTGTCTGATTCAGCTTATGTCAAACTTTTCAACGCCCTCGTCAAATGAACCTGAATGAATGGATGCAAGCGCATCCTGATTTATTTTCTTCCTCCCCCCTCCCCCCCTTCACCTCTTCAAAATAGGTACCTAATAACTAAAGATGTTATTGCAGAATCCAGTACCGCCTCTAAGAGAATTCAAATTCCCGCAGAGGCCCCCAGTGGTGTATACACTACTTCGTTGATGTCCCTTTATAATTTAAACCCTATACAAATCCGGGCATACAACCAGGGTAAGAGTGGGACCTGGGATTTAACCCTCAGTATTTTACATCAGACCAACCTTCCAATATTACAAAGTAATGGAATGGTAAGTTTCAGGGACTGGTTCTATGACCAGAATGACGATAGTATCTTTTTGGGCCTTGAAGGCGGCATACAACTAGGGCGTTTCCCGATGTTTGTTAAGCATGTGACAGGAACTCCTACGGACTTCTTCAGACTCGAAAATGGGACTGAAGAATGGACACCTGAAGGATATATTAACTCAGTTGTAATTCAACAGATTGCATAGACTTATGGCTAAAAAAGGTAAAGGAAAAGGCCGCGGTTGCGGCAAGTAAGTAGGTAATCAATTTCCGGAGGGCTCGCAAAAAAGTGCGGGCCCTCCGTTTTTTTGTTGACAATCCCGTTCAGTGTGGTTTTATGAGGCCATGTCTGATACATGCAACAAAAATATGACGGAATCATTTGAGTCGGTTAATATAGCAATTGCCCTTCATAAGGTATTAAGTGAAGAATGGTTGTTTGCAAAACACGTAAAAACCGGGTGGATTATTGGGCTTAATAAATCTTTTAAGGAGATTCGGGATATGCTTTCCGATAGTCTTCCAAATTCAAGCTTCAGAAAGTAATTGAGGAAGGGGAATAAGAAGATGACAGCTAAATCAAAATCAATTTTAGTAAACACCAGTCTTTGTATCCTGGGCATCCTTCTCTTTTGGGTATTGTTTTTTGGTTCTTCAGGGCCTCCTATTTCCCATTATGAAGAACCCGGAGCCCAGTATCAAACTACTGTGATTACTAAAGCCGGAACCTGGAGGTATAGAACCGTGAAGCCTGTTGTCATGCGTCGGTATCCTCAAGGATTTATTTTAACGATAGGCTCTGAGACGGCCATCTATCCAAATGAAGGGGTTATTAAAGTTTCAAGAATAAAATTAGAAAAATAATATGAATACGTTTAAAGTAGTATTGACAAAATCGGAGGAAACTTTCATGGTCTATTGGATTGTAGGCATCTTGAAGTTTAGTTCAGACGAATTTAATTCAAGAGAAGTGACCAGGGAAAGCATATGCAAAACTTGGGAAAGCAAATACAAATTTCCTATTTTCCCTCATCATGTGAACAAGGTTCTTTCCAAATATTCTCACCCTAGGTTTAAAGGGATCGTATTTAAAAAGAATCGCTCAAGAAAAATTCCTGTAGAATTCAGTCCATTTAAGCTTGAGGTTGCTTTTGTCCTTGCCAAGTCTGATTTGGAAAGACATGCAAAAGAATACTTGAATTGGAAATATAAGAATAGCCTTGAAGAAGCTCATTCAGATTTTTTAATCAAGGCCTCTCAAATGCCTTCCAATAAAAAAGCAATGGCTGTCTTGTCGAAGTATCTCTCTAAGGATTCCAATTTGGAATATTGCTATACCACACCGGAAGCAATGACGCTGGCCGTAAAGGAGGGGTGCTGGTTTTGCAACCCGGTGAATTTACTTTTGAGGCCTGATCCCCAGAACCCCTTGCTCGTTGGCTTCGATTCTTCAAAATTCCTTTCATCCGTTTCTTCGGAAGAAAGGAGAGTATTTAAGAAACTCACTAATAATCCGTTAGTTAAGCAATGGAAAAAAATCGGAGCTGAAACTCCCTTATTCGATATAGGAGCTCTTGAAGCCTTGAAATTTTTAAAAGATAATCCTGGGGTGCCCCTGGCATTCAAAGGAGGAATTGATCAGAATATCTGCTGGTACCTTCGTTTCAATGACTCCTTGAATCGGTTTGAGGACATTCATGACGGACTGGCAGATTGGAGACCTCGTGAATTCTCAGCCTATTTTCTTACTATTGCTTTTCGTTCCTGCACTGAAGGAGAACTTAGAAGATACCTTGAAGACTACCAGGGGCCAGACCCTGAAGCAGATTGTTTTTGTTAACCTTGATATGACTTTATAGAATTATGAATACTGATAAATTATTGGAGACGTTGGATTTTGATAAGGATAATGGGTTGGTCCCGTTAGACAAAGGGTATAGCCTTCCAGGATTTGCTGGAATTTTGCGGGGTGCCAGAGCTTTGTTGATGAGGTACCTTCCTGCCCAAACCGTGGCTATTATGTCAGACGATGAAGTATCCGGGACCTTGATTGAGGGCCAGCACCTCATTCCAGTATCACCTTGTTGTCCTGATGGAGTTGACGACGAGATCGTTTTTATGGTTCCTGAAGAGATATTGAAACGTTGTAGAGTTTTGCAGAGATGAAAAGGCTTGAATGTCCGATATGTGGAGGACTGCTGGAACATATTGAAGAGGGTTATCTTCATATTGTGCAATGTGAGGACTGCTTATTGGCCGCCCAAGGGGCTATCACCGAGGATGAAGCTTGGCTCAATGCAAAGAATCTTCTGGCTGATTTTCCTCGTCTTATGAGACTACGCATTGGAGATAAAGTGAAAGTAGAGCATTGCGGGGATCAGCTTTTTACAGTAGAGAGTAAAAATACGGAGACTAATAAAGTTTATTTCAAAGAGATAATAGTTGGTTTCCCTGATAGTGTCTATGCAGACCAGATTTCTAAATGGCCGTGGGAGCTTGAATAGATAGGAGTACCGTAATGATAATTATTGATTTATTCGATATTATAGGCTTCCTGGTCCTGGCTGTATCGGGAGTTATTCTGCTTATTCAGTACATCATGTTTAAAATAAAAGGGAAATGATTAACATCCTCTTATCCGTCAGGCGGCCTTCCTCCGGCTTTATCCTGGACGGCAAAAAGCCATGGGAACTGCGTAAAAACGCGCCGTACATCCCTCTCGGAGAACGTGTCACGCTCTGGACCTACGAATTCGGCAAAGACGGGGCGCGGGCGATCATCGGCAAGTGCCGGATGGTCTCCTCTGTACGCATGTTTTATATGCCATCCGGGCGAGCCTTGGAACTATTGATCAAAGGTGCCTGCGTGACGGAAGAGCATATCCGCGCCTATCTCCCGTTTTACGCCTGGAGCGTCCAGGACCCCGTGAGGCTTCCCGCCGCCGTGCCGCTCTCGGCCATCGGCCTGACCCGTCCGCCGCAGTCCTGGCAGTACCTTACTGACGATCAGGCGGCGATTTTGGAGCAGGCCATGAATACGTGCGAGAGTTGCGATCATTGGGACTTGAGTGATTGCCCTGGAACAATGTGTTGGGAATGCAAACATGATAGCAAATATCCTTTAGGACACTGGGAGCTGAGAAAGGAAGAAAATGAGAAGTAAAGAAAATATTAAAGAAGATATGAAAACATTGAAGACCCCGGATACCACTGCGAAGTCTCCGGCTATTAAGCACACTCCGACACTAGCCTCTGAGTTTCAGGCCGCCTATGATTTTTTCAATGCGCGGTTATTTAATTCGGAGCTTCCGGATTGTATTATTGTATTGTGCAATAAAAATAAAAGAACCTTGGGATACTATCATAAGGGGCAGTATGTAGAGACTACCAATGGCATCAGACTGGACAAGATTTCTTTAAATCCTCAATGGTTTATAGAACGGGGAATCCGTTGCACCCTTTCCACTCTGGTTCATGAAATGTGCCATCTCTGGGCCTACAACTTCCTGACGCCGCCACCTCGGGCCGGGTATCATTGCCGGAGATGGGGTGCCAAAATGAAGGCGGTAGGTCTTTACCCTTCAACTACAGGGGAAGAAGGAGGAAAGGAAGTAGGACAGTCCTGCTCCCACTATATCATCAAAGGAGGTCCGTTCGATCTGGCCTGTGAAGATTTTCTAAGGAAGTCCCCCGGCTTGACTTACATTCATTCAGTTCAGTTTGAAACAGGCTATGCTCCGCTCAAGGTTGCAGACTATGCAAAGGAGAACCCGAACCTGGAAGAATCTTTCAGCACGGTTTCACCCTATGCCTCTAAAGGTGTGAAGGTCAATAAGTCAAACCGGATAAAATACTCCTGCCCGAATTGCAAGATTAATGTTTGGGGCAAGGAGGGCTTGTCCCTCCTTTGCGGAGCTTGTGAATCTCCTTTTATCGTTGCTGACTAATAGACAAGATGAGTAGAGAACTTATAGCCATCATCCCCGCCAAGGGATTCTCTGACGCCCTGAAGCAGAAAAATCTGCAAGACTGGGGGGGCTCCATTGTTTTGGGAATCCGTAAAGTATGCCAGGGCTGAGGGAGTCTTTCCGGTAGTCGTAACCCGTGATCCCCTGATTCACTTCTACGCTGAATCCCATGGGTGTGACGTAGTGGTTGAAGAAGGGGAGGGCATGATCCAGTGCATCCAGGAGTCCATGAAGCACTATCCGGCAAATCGGTACGTACTGCTTCAGCCTACCTCTCCCCTTCGCCAGCCTGGACTTCTTTCCCGGATTCTGAAAATCCCTTGCTCCTGTGTATTTACCGCGGAGCGTGTCAAGGTAGTAGGGATTTTGGACGGAGAGGGAACAGTGTTTCAGGGCCCCAGGGAATCGGCTTCCCGCTTCCTCTGGAAGTTTGACGGGAACATGCTGACAGGGACCCGTGCTTTGGTGAGTCAGGGAATCCTTTTACCGGACGATGCACATCCGGTAGAGCAAAGGCTTCCCTATACTCTCCAGATTGATTATCTGGAAGATTTAAACATTGTGAGAAAAATTTATGAATGTATGTATTATTGGAAATAAGGAAATTCTTGACGAGGATTATTCTTCTCAAGTAGCTTCTGCTGACATTGTTGTGCGCATCTCCAAGATGTGCAACTATGACTCCGGCCTTACTGGTTCCTGTACCGACATCTTGTACTTGGAGCCTAACTGGAATTGGCCCTGGTATTCGGAAAAGCGCAGGCATACTCACCTGTTTAAGGACATCCCTGTAATCAGGATCAGGGAATCCTGGTGGGTCCGGACAGGGTGTCATCTCCGTGATAGTGGTTATGTAGAAAAGGATCAGGTAGAAATAATCCCGAAGTCGGTCGAATCAATCTTTCCAGGATTCACGACCTTTGCGCTGGCAGTTGCTGATATGAATCGCCGTCATCCGCGAGCGCATATCAATCTGGTTGCCGCCGATGTGGGAGATGCCCGGTTGGAATTTTTAAGACTGTTCCACCCCCATTCCCAGGAGGTACAGTACATAGAAGACCTTGCTGAAAAGGGAATCCTTGAAGCATTATGATTGAAGAGGCGCATTTGTTCAATGAACTGAGAGAGAGCAATCTCAATGTAAATAAGGCTTTGGTGCTTATGGCCGTAGCCGCTGGAAAGACTACGACGACAGCCATCAGGGAGGAGTTCGGTTTTCTTCCCTCCAATTCCCAGTATTGGCTTAAATCCCTGGTAGGCTTGGGGCTCCTGGTCCGCCATGTGCCTCAGCTTCCTCCTGGACAATGTAATTATTTCTGGAATTATTCATTGACGAAAAAGGGTGGGAAGGTAGCAGCCCTGCTAAAGGAGCGTCTCAGAAAAATAGCACTTGACGCGGCCTCCAACTCCTGATACCTTTGACGCATGGCTGATGATGAAAAAATTCTTGAGAACGCCAAGGCCCTCTACGGGCTTTCCGGGCAGGCGACTGCCTGGGACAAGCTGACCAAGGCCAAGCAAACTCCCTATGTCAACATTGCCCGCGGGCTGGCCGACAATAAGGATGCTATTTTAGCTGATCTTGTTTCCGACTATGCCGGATGCTTCGGGGCCTCCACCAAGACCCAGAAGATCATTCATACGGTTATCGGGATTATCCTTGGAGCCGCGGGTGCCCTTGGGCTCATGGGCACTTCTGGTTGCGGCCACACGGTTGACGTTACGCCAGACCAGACCACTATCTGCAAGGACGGCTCCTGCCTCGTCATTGAGCAGGGCCATGTGTCCTTCAGGCAGAACGCGCCGGAGAACACTGCGCCTCCCATTATCGTACAAGATAAGAAGTAATAGCTACGAACATGGCTGAAGGTACAGCGTCAAGCCTCCCGCCGGAGATGCCTCCGCAGATGCCCTCTGGATTTGATGCCCCCGGATTTCCTGGGGGCATCTCTTCTACGGAGAATGAGATCAATCGTCTCTCTGTACAGTTCCCGGAACCCGAGATTCCGGTTCCCCAGTACCATTCATCCGTGAACCAGTTCGCCGCGGCGGAGACGGTTCCCCCGGAAGACTACCTGCGCCGCCCCAATTACGGGCGCATGTTCTCCGTGGTGTATGATGTGAATGCACAACGCAGGCCCGCCGTAAAATACACGGCAGGAGTATTGATTGAAGGAACTACCATCCACAAGGTTCCGCCCGGCTCTACTCCCGGAGAGCTTATTTCCTTGACACCCGCCCAGTCGGCACCTTTGGACGCCGATATAACTTGGTACCTGAACGTGGAACCCGTCCGGGATGCTTCCAGGGTTTCCGCTACAAAAAGTATGACTGCGGATTTAAGCATCCCTGTAGCCAAGATGACAAAGGGGCGCAATGGATTTATCCAGCAGTTGCATAGCGGGGCAGTATTTTTGGACGGCCCCTCTTTCGGATTTGAGGTGCAGATCAAAACGGGACCGGACGGGAGTCAGGCCGGGATCAAGGTCCGTCCCGGAATGGTCATGCTCAATGGCTTCTATGTGGGAACCTACCCTGAGCCTAATGACACTACAGGCCAATGGCATGAGGTGGCGTTCGCCCAGGATGGCGACGTGTATATTACATTTGCTTTCAATGACCATTCCGCCATTACCCGGTTCGCTATCGAATTTGAGCAGGGCCCTGTTGATCCCTACTTCCTGGTAATGGATCGGCCGGAATCCGAGAAGGAAGCTTTCTACTCTTTCAAATTGGCAACGCTCCAGAGCATGCACGTCATCCAGTATATTCTTGGCACCATCCAAATCCCGGTGGCGGGCGGAACCTTCTTCCCTTATGGTCCATCATGATTAGAATTTATATTTTCACTTATGCCGGGGATCATCAGGAAGCCCTGGAATGCGTGCGCTGTGCGCGCCGGGCGTTGCCCGGGTCCCTTATCACGGTGGTGGATGACAAGCACCACCCGTGCCCGGACAATCCATGTATGCGGTTCATTGACGCCGGGGCTACGGGCTATGCCCAAAGCTCCTTTCCCCGCAATGGGAACCTCAATGGCCGCGACTGCGTGTTAGGCGTAGTCTCAACGCTGGCGAGGAATGCAAGGAAAAACGACATTGTGGTGAAGCTGGATTCCGATACCTGCCTTCTGGATGGAGGGTGGATTAAACGGATGCAGAGGAACCATTTGGCCCTGCATGCCTCGGGCTTCAAGATTCCTTCGGGTCATCTTAGGCGGCAGATGTACGGTCTTTGCTACGCCTTGAAGGGTGAAGCATTGACGGACATATACAACCGCCTCCTGTCCGATGCCCATTTGATCCCGGAGAATGCGCCGGAAGACATAGCTATTTCAGAATGCGCCATGGAGAATTTCCAGCCCAGCTCCATCCAGCTGGACGAACCCTGGAGTAAGGAGTGCCCTTCTTCCAAGTGGACTGCCTGGAACTGGTGGAGCTGTAGAGTATCCCTGGAAAAATATAAGGATTTTTCCGTAGTTACCTTTGGCTCACCGATGCCCACCAACCTGAGCCGTAGTCTCCGTGCCCTGAAGATGAGGGAGTTAAGACTTTGTAAATTTTCCTCTTGACTTTTCCACGCCAGAGTTGAAACTACGGGCATGTTTGAAGACGATGTATTAGCATATCCGCCCGATGTGGACTCATGGAAGAATCGGGCTGAAGAGCTACTTGAACTCTTGTCTAGGCTTCCATTGGAAGTAGAGAAAGCTAATAGGAGGTATGGAAGAGATTCTATCAGTTTGTTATTGCGTACTGGAGCTCTTATAACTACTAGAATACAAGGTACTAAGAACCTTACTTATTTTTTGTGCAGTACTGATAAATCAGTTAAAATACTTTCTCTTCTTAACGGGGAAATAGCAAAGATGAAGACGGAAGAGGAGAAGCTGAAAAAAGAAATAGTGCTTGGAGAAAAGCTTAATCAGGAGCTTAAAGAATCTGAAACCCTTCAGGAGCTTTATAATTTCATGAGCTATCTCAAGATTTCCGGCTACCCTGTTGTAGGGCCCTCCCTTACCCATAGAGAAAGAAACCTGGAAAATATCACCTATGAATGGGGGTGGACTTCCCGCATTAGACTTGGTGGGGGTATTTTAAAGACCCCTGGTTACGTAGGTATTTGCATTACCCCGCAAGGAGCCCTCATGCTTGAAAATTTTTTAAAGATGTCAGAAAATAAATGAAAACAAATATCCCGCATTACTGCATTGTAGTGGCCACGGTCAACCAGGACGGCCTTTTCCCGGACAAGACTCCGACTCTTTTTCATTATACACTGAACTACTTGAAGAATGTCGGTGTGAAAAAAGAGGACATCCTGGTTCTTGGAGACGATGTTTCCTGCATTGCCTACGCGTCCTCCCTGGGACTTGCCTGCTCTCAGGTGGAACCCAAAGACCTCCTCAAGAAGTGTATTGAATCCGCGAGTCAGAGACTCAAGGAATCAGGGAATCCCTTTTCCCTGGTCCTTCTTCAACTTGACAATCCTGCCCGGGAGCACGATCTGCTGGAGCAGGTCATCATTACCTCCAAGGCCAAGCCGGAGCACGATATTGAGGTAGCCCATAAAAATCTTTATTCCGACGGCGAGCATGCTGATTGGAGGGCCCGTACGAGCGTGTCCCTGTACGCTGTCTGGTACACTCAGGACCTGGATGAATACTACAAAACTCAAGACGAAATCATTGGCTTCCCAGTTCCTGCTTATTATGTATTTCAAAATACGTTTTGCGGAAGCTCCTACGTCCAGTCCGAGTACCATTTCAACAAGGCAGTGACGGATACGATTGTGGAAGAAGCCTACAAAATGTCCATCGTCACCGCCCTGGGGGATGAAAAGTATCCCCGAGTTGTTTTGATTGACACGGTTGAAAAATCCAACTAAGCTCTCTTATGCTTTTTCCTGTATCGCTATCAAATTTAACCTGGGACTGCAAGCAGAACGGGTGGGTGGATTCCGGCTTGGTTTCCAGCTATGCCCAGCAGTATCCTGAAGTTCCTTTTCCCGTGGCAGTTTCTTCCCTCCCTCCGATTGTTGTTGACCCCATGTCTTCCAACCTTCTGGGGTTGACGGTATACAATCCGGATTTTGTATTCAATGATTTGGGGAGGAGTGTTTCCATTACTGCGGGAACCTACAAGCTCAATTCATTGGGGATTCAGGGAGAAAAGCTTGCCGTGGCTCCCGGAATCACGGCGGCAGGGACTCTGGGTCTAGGGAACACCTTGAGCATAGTCTATAAGAACGTGGACATTTCTTCCGCGTTCTTCATGCGGGACTCCTCTTCCGTCAATCCGGGTCCGGGCACTACCCGGGATTTATCCCTGTATATCAGGCTTACTGAAAACTCTTCCGGCCAGCGTGTGCTGGAACTTCCGCCGCTGACTTGCCGGGTTCTCTTTTCTGCTGAATTTTAAAAACAATGAAAACATTAAATCTGATTGAACTGCTGAGACCCTATGAGGTCATCAAGCAATGCCATTACTGGACCCGGCACGGATTCCGTCATGAGCAGTACGACGCCCTTGCCAAAGTTGTTCGTAAATATGGCGATGCTTTTATTGAGACCTTCATGTACCATGAAGGGAGGTCCGGGCTGGTTCCTAAGGATGTAGCACCAATGTTCCTTTATGGTCAGGACGATGAGCAGGTCTGGAAAATAGCGGACGAAACCATTGATGTAATGTACAATACAATGGCTACGATGGCCAAAGGAAAGATTGACCTGGAAAAGCTGGTGCAGGATTTCATTCAGGAAGCCCACCAGATTCTGGCCCTCATCAAAGAATACGAATAAAGCCATGCCACTCGCCTATCAAGAACCACATTTCTTTTTGTGCCTGGATGAGGTTTCTCTCCATAAGAAAATCATCCAGAATGTTTTCCCGTCCTTGGAAAAAACTTTAAAAGAATGCCCGGACCTTCAATGGGGGCAGATTGCATTTTGCAGGACCACGAAAATTCTTCCCTTCAGCAGTGCCATCGAAGCCATGCGCATAGGCGGGGCGGCCCGCTTCGTAGCCAAGGATGGCACTGCTACTCCCTGGCATGTGCTGGTGGTTGCGCCGTATGATGAAACAGGCCCGGAGTTGGGGATGGAATTTTCTTTTCACCATTTGGTCCCCCAGCTTCACCCTACCGAAGATTCTACCCAGATTATGGGAGTCCCCTATGTTTTAGAGGAGTCCCCCGTAACTATCCCAACCGACCTGATTGCTGGCTTTGGCTGGCAAGTATGGCTACCAATATATGAAAAGTAAAATTATTGAAATACAACGACTTGTAGGAGTAACGCCTGACGGTGTTATTGGAGACAAAACTCTGAACGCTATTCTGGAAAAATTGCGCCCGGCCAGCTCTCAGGGAGAAACAGCCCCTGACCGGGTGCGTTTCGACATGATGGCAACAATGTTGAACTTTGAGGATGACCGGATTACCGGGCCAGCTTCCCTCCGAGTGATGCGCTTGCCGGAAGGTGACGGAGGCGGGACCTACGAGATTGCTGGAATCTGTGATGGCATTGAGCCCAAGGTATTTAATTCCATCAAGGTTGAATTGGAAGCCGGGAACCGGGACAAAGCCTGGGACATGTGCATTGACTACGTGGAAAAGAAAACCCGAAACGGCCAAGTCTGGTCCCCAGAAAACCTCGCTATTGAATTCTTCTTGCGGGACATCATCTTCAATATGGGTGATGGCGGGTGCGTCAACGTGATGCAGAGGACTATCAATTATTATGGAGAGACCAAAGTAGTTGTGGACGGAGCCTGGGGGCCTAAAACCAAGAAGGCTTGGGAAGAGCTTCTTTCTATTATCGTTCCTGTTAATCTTCTTTTGGCTCTTGCGCGATGCCGGGACCAACGCTACAAGGCTATCGCTACTGCGAATTCCAAGAAGGAGAAATTCCTAGCTGGCTGGTATTCCCGTACTTCCAAAGCAGAAACTTACGCAAAGAAGCTACTGTAGGATTGACAGAACTTTTGTGTTGTGATAGTATCGCCACCAGGGAGCCAGGAGTGATTCTCCTGGCTCCCGTTTTTATGCGAGATACGTTAAACCTATGTTCTTTTCTTCTTTCAACATTGCCTCAATCCTGGCTAGTGTCTACGGCTGTCTCGCAATGGTGGATTGGACACGAGCTGTGGACCGCATCGTTGACGAGATGTCCCCGGCCTATCTCTTCGTCGTGCTTTTGATTGGCACCGGAGCTCGATTGGCCTATAGATATTTTGTCAAGAAAATTGATAGCATGGCTGACAAGGATGAGGCTTTTTTGACGATCATTCAGGACTCCCTGAGCACCATTTCCCAGTTGGAGGATATGTTCAAATCCATCAATAAAAAACTTGACAAGTTGCTTAGGGAATTGGAAACTGGAAAGGAACGGAAGAACTCAGACAAAGATGATACTGGCAATTAAAGGAAGAAATAACACGCTCAGGGCCAAGGCTACGAGCCTCCTCGCCATGATGAAGGAGGCTCAGGAGCGGCTCAAAAATGTATATAACTTCTATACTGAAATTCCTTTGTGGTCTCATGAGCCTCCTGAAAAACTCCCGCTCCATGAATGGTTTTATGTACTGGATGGGAAGGTTGGAATTTATTTTCTGGGCAATACTGTATATAGTACAATATGTCTGCTCCGCGCCGACGGGGACTTGCCTGAGAATTCCGATTCTTCCCGGTCACGAACGGTTCAAGTTTGCCAGGGCTATGTAGTGGATAAATCCACAGGCCGGAAATATTTCTACGGTGAAAGCTTTGGAGCACGCCCGAATGAAACCTTGTCCCTTTCCGTTCACGGGCTGGTTAAAATCTTCTGGGTCCCTTCTCTTCCAATTCAATCTTCTCTCAAATAATCCTTCATGGCTTTTAACTTCAATTCTCCGGCAGTTAATTTCGGAGGTTCCAGCATGCCCATCGGGCAGAGCTTGAACTCCGACAGACCTTTTGATCCGGACGTTCTTCTGGGGGTTCATCCGGTACTGAACTGGGCAACCCCGATTGTGCGCAATGTCATGTTCTACATTGACCGCAGGCTCAAAGGAAACCATGAGCTGGACCAGTTTCCTATTGGTTCTCCCTGCAAATTCATTACGGGAACCCTGGTAACTGATGCCATGAAAGAGGCGGTGCTTACCCACATTGAACCCCTGCCTCAGTACGCCAAGGACAACGTGTATCGGTTTTTCTATGTCGTGCCTCCTACCCTTCAGCACCTGTACAATATCCAGGACATGAAGAAGAATACGGACGGCTACACGCTGGAATCGACTAAAAGCACTGGGCAAATGAATGAGCCCCCCAAAGACCCGGAAGACCGATTCAAGCAATTCTATGAGATTCAACGGGTGTTTGTGTACCTGCGGGAGCGCGGGTATGCGCCCGCGGAAATCGGAAGCTTTGACCCCAGCAACGAGGACGTAACACCCGTGTTTGCAGAGGACCATGCTTACACTGGCTATGATGCCCAGCTTGTCAATGAGGAGGTAGTCCCTTTTGAAGAGGACTACATGAACAAGGTTTTCGTGCGGGTCGTCCGGATTTACAAGACTCTCCCCGGCCCGGTAATCAAGGAGCTTCTTACCTATAATTCCTACGTTAACGGCCAGACCGTCTGGATTCAGGGAGGCCCTGACACCCCGAATCAGGGAGTCGCTGAAGTTGGGCAACGCTGGAGCCGTGAAGTGTGGGGGTTCCCCACCCTGGCTGGGACTTCTAATACCTCGGCCCAAGTGCCAGCAATGCCCAAGGAGGCTACAGAGGCTACGAGAATAAACAAAGGCTGGGACAAGGGGAGCTTTCCCTGCTTGCAGACGTATGTCATTACATCCATGTACCAGTCCCACAGCAATATCCCTCTGGATGAAAAAACGGACAGCCTGTCCGGGAATTGCTGTAACCCGCCCCCGGCTTTTGTCCGGTGCGTCAATACCTCAACCACCAGAAGCGAGACTATTGACTGGTCTTCTTCCAGCACCCTCCCCCCGCTCAACCCCCCAGACCCCAGTGAAAACTGTAGCCAATGGCGCGTGGATGCGAGCGTCGTCGTGCGTGAAGGATACTCTCATAAGGAAACGCGCAAAACTTGCACGACTTATGACATGGTAGAACACTACTTTGAGACTGAGATTGACAGCAAGACCGGGAATGAGATTGTGGTTCAATACACCCGGATTGACAATCCTGCCCAGGACCCGGAAGGACCGGAATGGGTTGAAGTGACCGATAGCATTACCGGAGTTAAAACCTGGGTGCGGGATAATACGGCGAGTACTAAAACAGACATTATGAATTGCGAGTCCCCGGAACTTATCCCGGGACTAGATGATAGGCGTTTTTTTGTTTTTGCCTGGGGGGACGACTCCCTTCTCACCCGGATTCAAACTACAGACCCCAAGTTCTACTCCAAAGGTTCTTGCAGGATTACTTCCGTCACACTCTACCTTGAGGACTCCAATTGGATTACAAGCTCTCCCGACCAAATTGTCCGTCTATCCATGTTTATTTACAGGGCGGATGGAACCTTGCTTAGAAATTTTACTAGCAGTGAGGTAACTGTAACCGAGAGTGGTTATGTCTCTTTTAATGGGCCTGCTAGCGGCTTTGAAGTAAATCCGGGAGAGCGAGTCTGTTTCTGTCTAATAGGGAGTGCCTCGCAGGGCAGTACCAAAATCAGTAAGGGGCTTTGTGATATTAACGGGAACCCTAATTCAGGCTGGTGTGCTAGTGCCAAAGGGGCTCCAGACTATCCCAATTCTACTACAGCCCCCTACATTTTTTTTAGAGTAACAAGCACCCTGTCGAAAACTCCAATTCCAACGGGCTACTTGAAATACAGGAAGTGGATCAATCCGTGCCATGCGGTAGAGATTCTTCGCCCGGTTCCCGGGCTTGGCTGGTACAAGAAATATACTACGGTTCAAAACTATTCCTTCCCGCCCATCCTGGGTAGCTTCGGCTGGCAGGGATGGGACACGCGGCCAGACATTTCCGGGCGTGTGGGGGGACGCTACTTCCCCCAGATTTTCATGAACAAGGACGGCTACTCCGGCCCGTGCCAAGCACTCGTTGAGGAAATATTCTCACCTGACGGGACACTGCCCTCGGGCTGGGGTTTGGGTGTGGACGTGCAATACGTGACAGCCTCCGCCTCTATCTCTACTCCCTTGGTCTCTTTCAACCTTCCTGCCTGCCTGCATACGTCCATAAACATTGTTGTCACGATCGGCACCAATGATGGCGTATGGCAATCGAGCAGTACTTCTTACAACCTTCCGGCTACCAAGCATACCACTTGGAAGAACGTAACGATGGTGCATGTCTTCCCATACCAGAAAGGGGCTTACATACGCAAGACAATCATCTACCCGCCCTCGTAATTTCCAAGATTTATTTCCATATAATAATTTACTAATACTAAAGCTTTTATGACTTTTACCACAACACCTTACCTGATCTACGGAAATCTCCGTGACGAGCTCTCCATGCTCATCATGGGCAGGCCGCCCAAGGACAACGAGCCGGAGTTCCGGCGCATCCTTAAAGAGGCCATATCCCAGCTGTTGAATGAGGCCGCCGCGTCCCCTGACTCCCTGGCCGCCCTGCAATATAATGACCTGGACATCGGTGCCGTCATTTCCCTGCCGCCCCAGTACGGAAGCATCATTGACGCCTGGGCCGGAAACACCAGCAGGAAATACACCATCATTGATGCCCGGACTTTTGAAACCCTGTACCCCCGGTCCCTGGATGCCACGACATACCAATTCCAGGCCCAGCCCCTTATGATTGATCTTGGCCTGAACCAGGAATCCGGGAGCCGGGAATACAAGGTAGTCAGCGGGAATGGAAACCTTCCGCCCCAGGGCTCTCTTTCTCCCAAGATCACTGTGCAATGCCGGGTCAACCTTCGTCCGATCTATCAGAATATTTACGACGATGCGTCATGGCCGGACACGCTCCGCATTTATCCGGATTGCCAGCCCGCTATCAAGGAGATGATGCTCTCTATCATCTATGGAGAGACCGGGAATACGAACGCCCAGATTGACAAGTACACGCTGGCCGTCAAATATCTCAATGACTACCTGCGCCGCTACAGGCAGGGCACCTTTACGGCTCCTAACTTCATTCATCAGGGCGGACTGAACATTGCCCCCAATCCGAACATTCTTTAATTCATGGCTCAGAAACCGATTGACAAAGCAAGGAACCAGGGAACCGAGCGGGGGACAACCCAGCAGAAAGTCCTGGATGAATTGAACCAGGGAACCCCGGCTGGGATTCCCCAGCGCGTGGCGACTAACACTGATCCGACCAAGCCCGTTACTCCACAGCAACTGGAACTGATTGCGGCGGCCAACAGCAATGAAGCCGTGAAGCCCCTGAACCAGGGAACCCCGGCTACCGTGCCTGCGGCTACCCTGCCCCAGGGCATGCCAATGACTTCTGCTGGGACCGTTGCCAATGAAATTGTAGCCACATCTTTTGATGCGGCAGTAGCCCCCAAGCCGGAAGAGATGACAAGAAGCCAGCTTGACGCATACCGCCAGCAAAAAAACTTGACTCCCGAGCAGAAGAAGGAAGCGGATGCCATCGCCTTTAAATGGATGGAAGGAAGCATGCCCCAGCAGAAGGGGCAGTTCCCCGGAGCCGTGGACCCGAACAGCGCGCAGTACGCCCAGAACCAGCAGAGCACCTATCAAGCTCTTACCCAGCGGGCCGCAACCCAGGGGCTGGCCACCTCGGAAAAAGCCAGCATGCTTGGGGGAGACTTTGCCTACAGGATCAGCCAGGGTACCCCCGGAATGCCAGGGGCTACAGCTCCGGGTACCTCTATCGCCTCCCGGCTGGCGGCCAGCTCTGCGGGTGCGGGGACCAAGGCGGCCACGGCCCTGGATACTCAGTTTCAAGAATACCTGGGGAACAACCTGGAAAAATTCAACCAGCTACCAGCGGAGAAACAGCAGGCTCTCAAATCCGCCTGGATAAAATCCGCAACCCAAGCCGGACTCCTGAATCAGGGAGCCCCGGATTCGGCTCCAGCCGTCGGTGGTTCCCGGCTTCAGGGACTCCCGGGAGCAGGGACCCCTGCTCCGGCCAAACCCCTGAGTAGCGGCGCGGCCCGGGATGAGCAAATGCTGAAGCTTGCCCAGGATACCACAGCCTCCCCTCAAGCCAGGGAGCAGGCGGCGGCGTATGTCAATGTGAAGAGGATGTATGCCAACCCCAAGTTCGCTGAGGAGAAAAAAGCTTTCCAGCAGGCTGAACGGAACTGGGTTAAATCGGAAGCCAACTTCTTCAAGAATCATTTGAACAGGAAAGACCCCCGCTACAAAGACCGCTATCGTGATTACCGGAACTTCCAGCAGGGGGATGCCAGAACCAAACTGATGGTTTATACGGAACTGCTGAAGCATCCGCGCTTCGCTTCTCTCGGGTACAAATAAAAAAGCTTGAGAATTTACTCTTGCCTACCATGCCTCGGTGTGGTAGGCTTTCTTGTATTCGGAGCACAACACAGCTCCAACCTGTTTACATACCTCATACTACATTATGGCTATTGATTTTTCAACCTTGGGGCCCGTCCAGCCTGGGCTGGATGCGCGGCAGGAAAGCCAAGCACGAGCCCGTACCAATTTCGCCCAGCGTCAGGAAGACCGCGGCAGGACAAAAGCTGTAGAGCCTTTGAAAGCGATGGCGGATTTTGATTCCCTTCTCGCCAAGGAGCTTGGCTCTCTGGAAAAAACCCAGAAGACCGAAGCCCGGCAGGAAAAAACCGAAGCCCGGGCTGAGCGAAGCGAGGCTCGTGCCGAGCGAAGTGCCGAACGTGCGGAAACCTCCTTTGAGCAGGGGCAGAAGAAATGGGATTGGGCACTGAATGACCGTGCCCGGGAAGAAGCCAGCCGCGATCTTGCCGAGATTACCAAGAGTTCTACCTCGGGCATTAACGCTCAAAGCATTGAGGAGCTGGATGACTGGGTGAAGACCCCGGAGACCGAGCTCTATAATCTGAAGACGGCAAGCTCCGATGAGAATGCGCTGGGGATTATTGCCAGCCGCCTGGGAGTTGAAAAGATTGAAGGAGCTCTTCCGACTCCGGCCACCAGCGAGGATGTTGAAACTCCTCCCTACTTCCTTTCCCGGCAGGGTCTGGCCCTGCGGCCCGATGGTTCCTACATTGTCACCAACAAATTCATTGATTCGGTAGCCCGGAGCAAAGCCGATTCTTCCAAGCTTGCCTCTGCCGTTTCCAAGCAGTTGAATGCGGGCGTCAAAGCCTTCAACCGTGATGGCCTGTCCTCTACTCCCATTACCGCCACGGCCACGGAAGAAGAAATTAAGGAGATGATCGACACTATTCGTAGTGGTGACAAGAAGGTCCATGCGGCAGTAAAAGCTATCTATGATAAGCACATACCAGAAGACAAAAAGACTCAAGCGTCTGAAGCTCAAACAGAGACTGAAACCCCTGAAGCCCAGGAAGGAAAGACCCCGGTGGGGGAGCCTGGAAGTGGCGGTTCCTCAGCCGATGAAACCCCTGGTAGTTTTACCTCTGCGGTTTTAGATGAAGCTGAGTGGCTTGCCACGAACCCGGCCAAGTTTACCGAGCTGGCCCAGCAATACCTGAACTCCCTGATAGAGCAGGGCATGAACGCCCCGGAAGTCCAGCGGGCCGAGCTTGCAGGCCAGCGGGCGGTAGCCAGGGAGAACTATATCCGCGGCGTTGAGACTCTGCTGGAGCGCACCTTCCAGGATGTGGACCCAAAGGAAGTAGGGGAAGCTCTCCGAAATGAGGCCCGCGTGGCTGAGAAAGTGCTTGACATGTACGGCGGAGCTCCTGCTGAGGCTCTGGCCCAGATTGAACGCAGGGCCGAGGAGCTGGCCAAGACACACCCCGGCAATGAAAGCCTACGCAGGCAGGACAAAGCCAAAGCTATTTACGAATACCTTGACTCCGTGATTCCGGGATTCAATGCTTCAGGGGCCGAGGCAGACGCGCTTCAGCAAATCGTGGAAGAGAATATCGCCGGGGCTACGAAAACCCCCAGCCTTAACGATGCCGCAGCGGCGGCCATGCGCCACTTCCGCAGTAGCCTGGGGCAGGTGTCCGACATGACGGGCACCGTGATGGAAGGAGCCACGCGCTTCAACATCCCCGGGCTCCGCTATAAAGACAAATCCGATGACGAAGCTACCCGGAATCCCCTGGAAAAAATGACCTGGGAACCCGGGAAGGGGGGATGGAAGTTTGGCTTCAAGCGCAGTAACGGGAGCATGGAGGATTCTTTTTCCATCAGCTATGAAGACCTGAACTCCTACATGGCTGAACACAAGCTCAACCAGCAGGACGCGCTGAACTCCATTGCCTTCCCCACTGCCCTGGGGGATGTGGCCTACGCCAAGGACGGGCTCCTCTTTGCCAGGAACCCCTACACCGGGGAGGTGGAAGAGAATGCCACGCTGGCGATGAACCCGACGGCTCTGTATGATAACTCACTGTACCAGAAAAGCCTGGAGGGCCTGCGCTCTTCGGGCATGAGTGATGAAGAGATCGCGTCTGTTGACAAGAAGTACCAGGATGCCAAGGCGCGATCCGCCGCTGAGGCCGTACAGAGCCTGCTCCAGACTTATTCTGAAATGCAGAGCATGGCGGAACTGACTGGCAGTGAGACGCTTGGAAAAATTCTGGAACCTGATTCCAGCATGGACTTCCGCAATTTCTACACCCGCATGAAGCGGAACGGGATGAGCGACACTTTTATCCTGGAGCAATGGAACGGCAAGGAAGAGCAATGGGACAGGCAGGTCCAGCGTGTCATCCAGGGAACCCAGCGCAAAGCCGTTGACATGGGGGTTACTGCCGGGCTGGCGATTGCCCAGCAACTCAATGGGGTCCTAGGCCCCAGGGATTCCGCCGCGACCCTGAGCAACCAATGGAAGATTGTAAATGAATCGCGCGAAGCCGCGGCCCGGGTAACGCAAAGCAACCTGTTTACCGAATGGGGTACCGAGCTGGCATTCCTGGCTGTCCAAATGGCGGGCACCGGAGCGGCGGGTATTGCTGGCCGGACGGCTGGCGAGGCCCTTGCTACCCAGGGAATCCGCCGGGTAGCCGCGGGGATGGCCCTGCGCTCCCAGGCCGCCGCTACAGTAGCCCGCCCCGGCATTGCGCAAAGTGCGGAAGTTGCTTTCTCCCGCACGATGGAGGGGATTGTCCATGGGGCCACGCGCTCCTGGGGTGCCACTGCCGGGACCCAGGCGGCTATCTTTTCCCAGGTAGCCCCCTATGCCTATGGTGATATTTTCTCCACCCAGCTGGACCGGGCCATCAAGCACGCGGAAACCCTGCCACAAGATCAGCGCGGCGCATACCTCAGTGATGCCCAGAACCTTGCCAACCTTCGCGCCACGGCGGGTGCCGTCATCGTAGGGATGGCCTCCATGGCAATCAACTCCCGCGCTGGTATGAACACCTTCATTACCAAGAGTGTAGGAGGGAAGACCTGGGTGCCTGAAAGCATTAGGAAATTCCGGCAAGGAAGCTCCACGATTGCCAGCAAGGTGACGGGGAACACCGCGCGGGAAAGGCTCGCCAGCTTTGGCGCGCTCTCTGCCAAGGAGAAAGTGCTCTACATGGGCAACAAGCTCTATCAGGGCGGGAAGCTGGCCGTGGAAGGCGCGGCTGAAGAACTGACGGATGAATTTTCCGAATGGCTCTGGACCTCGCTGGTGAAGGATGGCTACATTGCCGAAGACCAGATCGGGACTACTGCCGGGATTGCCGCCGCCGCCGTCAAGATTGCCGTGCTTGGTGCCATCGGTGAAGTCACGGCATCCCGGCTTCCGGGAGCCAGGGAATCCGTGCCTCCGGGAATCCTGGAGCAGGCACAGCGGGCGGATGTAGGCATCAAGCCTGAAGAAACCTTGCATGCGCTCAATGCAATCTCCATAGGCCTGCGGACGGAGCTGGAAACCAAGCAGGGTACGCTGGCCCAGACCATCGCCACTGCGGGAGACAGCGCAGTAGAAGTGCTCAATACCAACCTCTCCGAGCCAGTGAAAGCTGAATACGTGGAGGGCAACAAAGCCGTAGCCGCCAAGGCCGGGGAGATCGTGGACAATATCAGCAATGCTCCGGTCTACGTCAACGAGCTGGCCGCCGAGGTGGGAGGGGAAGCCCTGGCTCCCGGAGTCCTGGAAGCATGGACTCAAAACAGTCTTGTCCTCGGAGCCCAGAACGTAACACTGCTGAGGAACTTTGCCCAGAATCTCAAGGAAGAGATAGCAACGGCGAGCCCGGAAGGGAGGATCAGGCTGGTAGAGAACGCTCTCTCCAATATCACGGAGCGCATGGTCAACCCCACCCCGGAGAAGAAGGAAATCATGCGAAGCATGGTGGACCAGATTGCGGAGATTTACAACGAAGCTCCGGTAGAGCTTACGCAAGTAGATGACTCTCTTAACTTTATGCCCATTGGCAATGAGACGGTGGATGTGATTGGGGAAGTAGCCAGCATGGCTGGACCTGCCGCGGTGACTACCGGGGTTACTACCGAAGCTCCGGCTCCTCCCATTCAGATTCCCCAGCTTCCCGGAGCCTCTGCCCTGGATACAAATGCCGAGGTGGACATATTGGGCACCCGGATGCCTGTGCGGGACATCGCCCCCGTCAAGCCGGAGCCCCTGGAATCTCCTACGGCTCCGCCTCTTGCCGAGCTGACGGATGCCTCCCTTTCCGGTTCCCTTGATTCTGCCAGCCCGGGAGCCCGGGAGTGGGCTACCCAGGTAATCAATGGCCTGGAATCCTTCGACCCGGAAACCGCGCAATGGATTACCAAGGGGCGGGAAGCCACAACCTTGACGGATGCCGGGGTCGCCCGCATGGTAACACTGAACCAGCTTACCGGGCCTGCGGCACCCCTTACTGTAGATGATACAGGAAGGACGCTTGTCACTGAACCTAATGCTATCCGGTATAACAATCGCGCGCCCGCCGAAATCGCAGGTGAACTGAACGATTACCAAAGTCAAGTTCTTTCTTTCATGCCGGAGAAATCCGGAGACGGTCTTGCCCTGGTGGACCGATTCCTCAGCACCCAGGAAATCACGCCACAGGAGCGCAGAGTCCTTGAGTCCGTGAGGGGGTATCTGAGAAAGAACAATCTGGGATTCGGGGTTTCACGGATTCATACCGACATGATTGAAAGCTGGAATGCTCCAGCCCTGGTAGACTTTGCCGACCCGGACTCTCCGCTCATGGTTGTCAACACTTTATTTGCCCCGGTTGCCGGGGACTTCAGGTCTGCCTTCATCCATGAGGCCGTGCATTTGGTAGACCAGCACCAGCGGATGACCAATCCTGGCTACGGGAATCAGCTTCGCAGTATGAAGCTGGCCCTCCGGGAAAACTGGAACGAGCTGGTGGGCATCCTGGAAAAGGAAAGCCAGCAGGCCCCGGATAATGAAAGCAGGCTGGCAATAGAGACAGCGATCAAGGACATGGCCTATGGCCTTGACATCGGCGAGGCCCAGGCCGTGGCGAACAACGATAATGAATTCGCCTCCGTGCTTCTGAGCAACCCGGTGTTCCGCCATCTTGCAAGCCAGATGAAAGAAGGAGGAGAATCAATTACATTTGATGACCTTTCCTCCCCGGCTACCCTGGCGGCCATGGCGGAGTCAGTAACCCCTCCGTCTTCTTTCCTTGGCCGGGTATTTGAAAGCCTGAAGAACGTCTTCAATAAAATCCTTGGCCGCTACAAGAGCCTGGAAAAAGATAACTTCTCCCTGCTTAAAGACATGGGTGAAGAATGGACGGCATGGAAGGAGCGGCACGCCGAAGAAGCCCGCAAGCTGGATGAGGCGGCACCCTTGGATGGAAGCCGCTGGCTGATACCGGACGATCCCACAGCCATGAAGAACACCGGGTATCAGGATGCCGGATTGATCCTTCGCACGCAAGGCCAGCAAATCCCGGTACCTGCCGCAGACACAGGAACCGCCTTCTCCCCTACCCGCTACGGATTCATGGGGGAAGTGGGAGGCAACCTGGGTGAGAACTGGTTTAACCTCACCATGGCTGGGGCGCGGCAAGCCGCTACATGGTTCAACATGGGCGCGGCCAAGTTCGGCTACCAGAAAGCGATCAACAAGCTGGACTCCCAGCAGGTGCCCGTCTTTACCGAGCAGGACTCTTTACGAGTGCGTGAGCAGATGACGGCCCAGGACATGGGCCAGCGTTATGTCATTCAGCAGGTGCACCAGATTGCCAACTGGGTGAACGCCATGAAGCTCAAGCCTGAAGAGCAGAAGGCCCTGGCTATCGCTATCCGGGACTACGTGGGCAACACGGACAACCTTGCCCGGCCCAAGGAAATCCAGCGCATTTATGCGGACACCCAGACCCAGCTCCAGCAGGCCGCCGTGGACCGGGACCGGACCGTGGCCGCCGCCAAGGAAGGAGTAGTCAGGACCAAGGCCGCCTATGAGAAAGAGCTTGCCGCCATTGTGGGGCGCATCCGCGAGAGCACCAGCGAAGGAGTGATCCTTGGCCTGCGCTCGGGACTGGACACAGCACGCCGATTCATCCGCGACAAGTCCATGCCGCCCAAGAACGATGCGCTGGCCCAGATGCAGGCCCTGATGATAGCGCGCCAGCAGGAAGTGAACCAGATCAACGAGCAGGTCAAGGCATTCAAAGCCGCTTCACCCGAGTTTGCTGATGGAGTGGACTTGCTCCGCCGCGAAGTAATTGCGAACCTTAACGAGGCTCTGGCCGGGGAGCTTGACCTTGCCGCCCGCCAGATTTCCCGTGACCTTGCCGAGGGGGAAACCTCTCCGGTAGAACTCCTGAAGGAAATCCGAAACAGCCTCGGGCTCAAGGATATAGGGAAGCTCGGAGACATGGGCTCCGCCATAGAAAAGGCCGTGAAGAACTACCGCAAGCTGGCCCTGGCCTCCGCTCCTGAAGCGGCAAATGCTTTGCACAATATAGCACTGGCCCAGGAACGCGCAGGCCGGGAGACCGCCCAGGCGAACGCCGTCTATGAGGGACGCACCCGCCGTGCTGGCTATGACAGCAAGGGGATTTACCATCCTGCCGGGACCATCTACCAGAACCGGGACTTCCGCATTGAGCAGGAACAACGTCACATGCAGGCCGAGTACCTCAAGAGGAGGGAGCGCGCCAGCAAATTGCTGAACCAGTATCCGGCCATCAAGCAGAGGCTCACCCGCGCCCGCAAGCAGATTGCCCAGAACCAGTATGACATTTACAACTTCCTGGGGAGCGAAGCCGGAAGGCTGAGCGCGGCGGACATGAACTGGCTTCATCGTACCTACCTCGCCGTAGGAGCGGGCAACGCCGACGCCTACCGAAAGGCCATGGTGGAGGCTCTGGAAAATCCTCAAGGCAAGAAGGTTTCCGAGTACCAGCTTGCCCGGATTTACAGTGCCACCCGTGCCTACATTGAGGAAAACAATTCCAAGGTGAACGGTTATATCAGCACCGTGGTGGACCGGATGAAGAACTATGCCGCCCTGTATGACCGACTCACTGATTCCGGGATTCAGGTTGACGGGAAGCCCTCCACCTACTCCGACCTGTTTAAAGGAATCCCTGGCGTGGAATCCCTACAGCAGGGAATCCTGAAATTCCTGAAGGAAAATTACAGTGAAATGCAAATCCTTTCCGACCTGAAGCACGGGGACAACATGGTGGAGATCGTGGATAAAGCTCTGGCGGTTTCACGGTATCTGGGAGACCAGGGTACCGGGGGAAGGAAGAAGCTGAAAGACCAGCTCTCACAAATCAAAAGGCATCAGGCCGACTACGCCAGGGATGCTTTCCTGCTGGAGAGCATGGGAGCCCAGGAGCATAGCATCCGTGGCTTCATCACAGGAGCCGAAGACACAGCGGAGCTTGCCGCCCGGCTGGAACAAACCGGATGGGTAGACTCCCGGACGGTCAAGACCATCATGGAGTCTCCTGAGGCTGCCCTGAGCCAGCGGGTTACGGCTTTGATGGACTACCTGCGCACCAAAGCTGACCTTCAGATGCAACGCCTGGGCCTTGGCTATACCATTGACCCTGAAAAGCTTACGGCTATGAACAGGACAAGTCTCCGCAAGGGGATGGTAGAGCTGGCAAACCAAGCCTTCGCCTCTACCCTCAGCAAGAAGAGGAGCACGGAAAACCCGCTGGCAATGCGAAAGAACCTGCCACTTTCCGAGCGTATTATCCTGGGTGAGCTGGGGGATGCCAGCGTGTCGGAAGCTACCGGATTGATTGAAGCATCCTTGTCCTACCAGAAGGACACCCTGGTCAACACGGTCATGAGTGATGAAGCGGCCAACACCTTCTTGAAGCTTGGGCTGGTAACGGCCCGGCCGAAAGGTGATGAGGATGTTCTTCTCTCCTTCAAGAATTCCCACAGCAAGCTCAATGGAATGTATGCCAGCCATGAAATGGCGGACTCCCTCTATAGAATCTTCAGGCCAACTGATGACGTGATGGCAGACGAAAGCACATGGCCCGGCATCAAGAAATACTGGAGCTCCAACTCGGTGGGCACGATCCAGAAGCTGGGTGGCATGGCGAACATCGCCGTGCTGATCAAGTCCCCGGCTTCCACGCTTCGCAACCTTTATGGTACAGCAATGCAGGGGATTAACTCCGGTATTTGGGTCCCTGCCTACGGGCTTAAAGAAGTGAGCGGGATGGCAGTTGACTTAGTGCGTATGTGGAAACTGGAAAGGGCGGCCAAGGATAATACGCTGGCCGGAAGGGAAGCCCAGGAAAAACTCCTGGAAGCTGAAGCACGATGGACAGAAAAAGTCAAGCACTATTATGACTTGGGATTGCTGGACAATGATACCATGCAAGTATTCCGCAATCTCTGGAAGAGTGAAGAATTCCAGAAAGCCATAGAAGGAAAGATTGACCTGACTCTGGATGAATCTGATGGGCTCACGGACATCGTTGTCGGGGACCGGGAAGAGCGGACGATGGCGAGCCGGACGTTCCGGTTCCTCACTACGGGAATCATGAAGGGGGCGGCCGTGGCCTACAGCATCCCGGATGCCATGGCAAAGATTGCCAGCTACACCCATGAAGTCCGGAACAGCCGGAACCTGATGGCCGTTCAACTTGAGCGCGCCAAGCTGACGGAAGAAAGCAACCGGACCCCCTGGCAGAAGGAACTGGTAGAAGCCAGCACAGACGAAAATAAATGGAACGCACTGGTGGAACACACCGCGGCGGACCGGACGAAGAACCTGTTTCCTACGGGGACGCGCACTCCGAAATGGGTGAAGACTGTAGGGCTTGTTGCCCTCCCCTTCTTCATGTTCCAGTATCACACCGCCAACTCTGTGGCCTACAACCTGGGCTACATGGTGCAGGAATTGCAGGAGGGAACCTGGGCTATCCGCAATGGGATGACCCAGGAGGGGAGCAAGCTGATGGCCAAGGCTTTGAGCCGGGCGGCGGGGACTGCCGCCGCCGTGGTAGCCCAGGAAGAAATCCTCCGTTTCCTCTTCCAGTTCATGGCCCAGGGTGCCCTCAAGCTTCTGGATAAGGATGATCAGGTCCAGCTGATCACCAACGAAGAAGTCATGAAGACCGCATCCAGGCTCGGACTGATCCCGGACTACGACAAGTTCGGCACCAACCTGGGGTTCTTCAACAAGGGGACGGGACGGTGGAGCTACATGAACCTGGAGTATGCCGCTCCGTTTAAGAACGTAGCCTCCCTGGTCAGCAGTGCCTGGAAGATGGCAACGGCGGAAGATGAAGGAAAGAAAGAAGGCTGGGATGAAATGGAGAACCTGATGGAGGGTACCATAGGGAGCCCCTCCATGCTCCTGTCTCTGATGAACACCTACCTGTTCGACCCGAACGACAAGTTCAACTACAAGGCCGCGCCGGAAAAGTCAGGGAACATCAGCCTTGCGGATGCCGTGGGGAATGCCGCCCTGATTTCCTTCGGGTTCCAGCCAAGCCTGGGACATGGCTACACCTACAAGCCCCTGGAACGGATTGCTACTGCGGTCAACAAGGAGACTCCGGTATGGTCTACGATTTCTTCTGTTCTCCATCAGAGCTTTGAGGATGACCCCAATAACGTATGGTATGAAACAACCTTGAAGCATGCGGGGTTTGGCATGCGCCACGGCAAGTCCTTTGTGGATGCCGCCGCCAACGGGGTGAAGACCGCCAAGGTTTCCGATAACCACACCAAGCGGCTCCGTGTTCTCAGTGAAAGGTATCTGGATGTTCCTATTGAAACTCTGGAAAGGTTCACCGACTTTGACATTGCCCAGAGAAAGGAAGCCTATGCGGAGCTGGGAAGTACGCTTAACGGAATCAAAGCCTTGACTGATACTCTGTATGGAACCACCGCGGGAAGCAAAGCTTTCCGGGATATACTTGACCGGAGCAATGTCAGCCTGAAGACTGCGCGCTGGGCCATGCGCGGAGTCATGCCGGAGGTGATCACCAAGGACGCGGCAATGAGTGCCTTTGAACGACTGGACCGTGAAGCCCGGAAGCCGGGAACCAGTGAAGCCCGGAAGCAGAGAATCCAGGAGCAGAAGAAACTCATCCGCAGGGTTTACCGGGAACGGGGAATCAGGGTGACAGACCAGATGGAATCTGCGAGTACGTATAAAACGTTATTTAAAAATCTGGAGCAATAAATCCTTTACAAGGACAGGCGGCTTGGTATCCTTCGGGGTATCAAGCCGTTTTTATTATGCACGAACGAGAAGTAATCCAGGAAATTGTTGGGGCACAGAGCCGACCGGGGTTCAGGGACGTGGAAAGCATCCTGAGTCAGGAAGAAAAAAAAACCGAGGATGTAGTCAACCATCCTTCCCACTACACCAGCCATCCCTCCGGCATTGAATGCCTGGAGATTACCCGGCACCTTCCCTTCTCTCTGGGAAATGCCGTCAAGTATTTATGGCGCGCGGGATTAAAAGGGGGAGAGGAAAAAAGAATAGAGGACTGGAAGAAAGCCGGATTCTATTTGCAGGATCATCAGAGTAATATCGGCAAGGTCTTTGAAACATTCAACCTGCACCTGGTCATAGCCCGCTTTCATTCCTGGGTGAAAACCTCAAGGGAGGGAGTAACCTGGGAGGATCGCATTATCGACTTGGTTCTCTCCCTCTATGATGGGAGTGATCTGGTATCCATTCGCAGGGACCTGATCCTCATCAAGGCAATTGGAATTGTCAACGAAAAAATTGTTGACGCCGAGAAATAAATAAAGTATATACAATGCAGGGAGACCTAAAGCCTCCCTGATGAAAGAAAGAAAAGGTATGAGGGCCGGGAAGAATTTCTTCCTGGCTCTCCCTTTTTACAGGAATGATCCCTCAGCAAAAAGCTGGTAGGCACGGGCATGCTTCCCGCCCCACCCAATTTCGATATGGGATTTCCCATATCGGTAGAGTTCTTCCTTCTCCATGCCAGTGAAAAGGATTTTATATTTCAGCAGGTCATCCCGAAGATAAAGCTTGACAGGCTTCCCATTGGCCGGGGAAATTCCCGGAAGATGGAAGGAACCAATGGGGCTCCGGGCAATGAGCCTGCGCCAGAGCTGGCGGTCAATGCCGGATTGGAGAAAATCTTCCTCATGCTCCATGAAAAAAGTGTAGAGGGAAACATGGGCCCCCTCATAGTCCCCGCAATACCGGGGCTTATAGGAAAAAATTCTTGCATGAATTGATCCGCGCTTGCAGGGAATGCGCTGGGCACGGGCTATGCGATAGACCTGGGAGCGGGAAAGCTTCAGCCGGGAGGCCGCCTCAGATACCGACACAAATTCTTCCTTCATTTCCAGCACGCGGATTTAATATCAAAGTGGCACTTGACGGAAAGATCACATCCGCATAATGTGCAATACAAAACAGGGCGGCCTTCAGCCAGACTCCCCCGTTCCTTCACCAGCTCATGCAAAAACTTGCGGGCCGATCCGCCAGCCCCGCATGATTCGCATCCCTCCTTCTCCATGTCCGGCGGAGGGATGGGCGTGGACTTGGGGCACCGGGAGCAAATCTCATAGCGGCGGCGGGCTTCGGTTATATCTACAAATCTGTGCCCCCTCCGGTACCAAAGGATCATGGTGAGAAAAAAGCCCAGCACTTTCCTGGCTGTCATCGGCTGGTGCTCCGGCCAGGAGATTCCTTCATCCCCGCAGGATTCACAGTATCCTTCCGGGAGCTGGAGACACAGGGCCTGATGGAAAGCATCTTCGTCATAGGCCTCATCGTTGTTGCGGAGAATGGAAGCCATTTGATTCCGAAGTTCCGCCAGCGTGGGTGACGTTATCAGGGTTCCCTGGAGCCTGGGGCTCAGGGCTTCAGGGATTCGGAACTTCCACCCGCCCGGGGGCGTGACATGCAGGTTGGGGTGAGCTAAAATTTTAGGCATGCCCCGATGATAGAGGCATGCCTAAAGAAAAGCAAGTCGGAAAATGGGAAGCCTTCTACTCCAGATAAAGATCAGCATCCTTTTCCGGGATGGGGTAAGCACAGGCTCCATCCAGAGCGTCACTGATATGCTGAAGGTCGGAATGCAACCCTGGATTTTCAGAAGCAATCCTGCCCAGCCCATATTGTATAAGTTCCTTTTTTTTCTGAAGAGTCTTGAACCAGTTGCGCCATACCTTCAACTCTTTTGCTACTGCATAAGAATCAGAAAGCAAGGTATCCAAAGAAGGAGGGGTGTCCTCTAAATTTTTTATGTAATCTTCTAATGTTGACATGTTTTTGAACGGTAAACTTGAGCCCAGTAGAACCGGGCTATTTTGTTTTTAATATCCACCACAACAAATTCAGAAAGGGTGAAGGGAGAATTCCACCGGAAGAAAAACCGAAGGCATCTTATCGTGTATTGGGCCACCTTCAAGGCAGCCTGATAGGCTTCCTCCGGGGAACGGAAGTCTTGAATGTATATGGTTCTGTAAAACGTCTGGGACTTTAAGGGAGTCCTAACAAGCACATTGAAATTATTATCACTGAATGCTACCAGACTTGACGGGTCTTTAAACTTTTCCCGGTAGGATTCTTCCCGAACCCTCTTGGCATCATCCCCGAATACATATCTTGTCCTGCTTACAATAAGAGAAGCCTCCTCATAATTAAACTGGCTCTCCAGTTCAGGGTTATGCTTCTTTGGATTCTGAAGCCGGGGGATAACTTCCCCCGGCGCTCCTCCATCCAGAGTGCTGACATCATACCGGATGCCCCTCCGTGGCATGCGGAGGCTCCGGTATGAGGGACTAAATCTTTTCTTCTTGATCATCTATTTTAACAACCTCAAAAAATTCATAGTCAAGCAGTTCAGATAGAGGAAGGCTCCCACATTCTAAAGGTTCGTCAGATCTATTGATATTCTTCCAGTAATAGTGGCCTGAAACTTTTAGAAGTTTAAGAAGCGAAGTAATTCCAGTCTGAGGGTTTTTTAGTTTGACAAACTTGCCAGACATCATCAAGTCAATAGCTTTTCCTATTGTGATGGACCTCTCATATTGAATCTCTGCTTTTAAATGGAATCCATTTTTAATAGTTTCAGGAGCCCAGTTAAGAAAGGTTTGTGACTCTGAAAAATATACTAAGTTTTCCTCTGAGTCTTCCATGGTGCTGGCTATGGTCTGTACAAACCTGTTCTCATGGTTGCGTTTTATTTTTCTTAGCTTCCCATTAAGGACCTGATATAGAAATTGATCCCCAGGCTTATGAGTAAACAGGAGTTCCAGACCGTCCTTAAATGAAACAGGATTAGACAGGTAAACTCCAAAATTTTTACATTGAAAATATTCTTTAAGAGAATTCATAAAAATTATAGTTGTTAAATTTCTCACGAGTTGCCATTATATCCTAGGAGTCAGTTTCTATAATGAGTCCTTTCAAGGCATCACAAATTCTAATATCTTTGAACCTATGAGAATAGATTGCCAGCCTCTTCCCTGTCACTAGCTTTTCAACAGCCGCGTCAAAGGCAAGAGCCTTGGCCAATGGAAGGACAGTATCCAAAACAAATCCTTCTTCCTTTACTTGAGGATCAAACTTGGCCGGGATTTCCCGGGAATAGAGAACCGAACCATTAGGGAGTCTTGCACACTTTCTTTCCATGAAGGCTCCTTCATTGCCATTAAAAGTGTAGCGGACCACATAGGAGTCTTTTTCAGAACCCTGCCGATAAAGGCAGTGCACGCCGTTCGGATTAACCAGGGCACAAAGACCCTCTTTAAATGTATAATGTTTAGTGTCCATCAGGGTTACAGGTTAGAGTGTCAAGGTATTTTATTCCGTCATTAGAAATTGTGTAGGCTTTAGGAAAGGTATCAGGAACTAAAAGGACAAGACCAATGCGCTTCAATGAGCTCAGGTACTTTCCAATGCTTGCCCGGTCAACCAGATTGGCCGCGGCAATTTCTTTGACAGTCACAGCCGCAGGCTGGAGAAGGAGAAAGCAAAGCAGTTTCACTTCCTTGTGCCGGAGTATGCAGTTGCGGTCGTAACGAGTCAAGTAATTAAACAGCAGACGCGTCTTCGGTTTCACCCGCTCCATTAAATCCTTCTTTTTTATCTTCAAGTTTAGCATATGTTTCAATAATTTTTTGTTTGGATATAACGCCCTTCATCAGCAGGAGAGGAATGGCATGGTTTGTGCATTCAGTAATGTGCTTCTTCTTCTCTTCCGGATTCCCGGTCAACTTGTATAGCTGACAGCCGAGGAGCAGAACGATTACGTTGACGAGGATATTAGGGGGACAGATTAAATCGGTTTTCCCCCAGTCCTCTTCCAGCACTTTAATAGATTGCTCTACCAAATCACACCCGGCATTCAGGCAGGCGCCCAGAAGTGCATTCACTTCCTCGTCATGGAAGGCTTCCCCATCTCCGAAACTGTAGAGGGACATGGCATTCCTCTTGATGCCCTCCATATCCTCAGGCCCCTGGATAGGGGGAAGCGAAGAGACCAGGGAAGTGAGAAGCAGGGCCTGATCCCTTACTTTCTTTTCCCGGTCCGCTTTCATTTGTTCACGGGTATGGTCCATCTTCTTCTGGAGTTTTGTTTTCTTTTTCATTTGACAAGTCCTTTAAAATGGGCGAGCAGATGCTCCACCAGGAAATTGGGAATGTTAAAAAGAACTTCCACCAAACCTTTGGTAATTTCCTTAACTCTTTCTTCCTTCCCTTCCTGCTCCTTATCCTCCTTATCAAACAAATCTTCGGCATGGCAGGTATTAACAAAACCAACATGGACCAAATAGATTGAAAGAAGAAGAGACATCTTTATTACTTTGATAGGTATTGCGCTCCCCGCCCCTTTGTTCGCGGTTACATAGAGTTCAAGAAGAGATAGAAGACCGGACATTTTAGGAAGACCAAGAATAAAATCCAATAAGTCTATGGTCTTCATGAAAACTTTTTCCCTCATGTGATCAGGCCCCCAAATCTTGATTTCAATATTGCGCTCCTCAAGGATTGAATTCAAAGTAGAAATCCAGACTTCCTCTATCATGTGCTGGTTTTCTTTGCACATCCGGTCAAAGTCTTCTGACGTGCAATCCTCTTTTGACTCCCTTAAAGATTTTATTCTTTCGAAACTCTTTCCGAATCCGGAATTATAATCCTCCATGGTAAAAGCCAGACCTTTACGGAAGACCAGATTAAGCAGATCATCATTGATGTCGGCAAACGTAATAACAGTTTTTGTTGTATTCATATTTTATTAGTGGTTGATGGTTAATAGATTATATAGTTGAAACTATTCTCCTTTGTAGTGATGATGACTACGGTGAAGAAGTAGCGGCCATCCCTGAGTACCTCCCAGGCAAGAGATAACTCCCGCCCGGGTTCCTCAGGAACGGTATGAACATAGTCTGGAATATTTATCTGATTCCATTCCAGTCCATTATAAAAGGACAGCCCGTTTAAAATATCAATAGCGGAATTCATTGCAGCCTCGTCGCCCTGCTTCTTGGAAGACAGGACAACAGAGAGGTATTGAAGGACTTCCTGAAAAAATCTATTGGGAGCCAGCCTTGCCGTATCGACAATGCAGAAATTATTCTTGCCTGCAATGAGAGCTTTGAAGGGGACGGTGTTGTTCATAGTAGCGGCGTATGCTGAGCTTCTAAAATTTTGGGTTCTTTTCAATGTTGTAATTTAAAAAGATTTCACTTTGCTCCGGCGTCATATCCAGGAATATTGGAATCTGAAGGGCGGGCTTCCAGCTAAGGATTACCTTCCCTCCATCTTCTCTTACGAACTTCTCGCGGGGAGAATGCCTCAAGGGTTTCAGCCCTACCTTGGAAATGCTTTCAGGCCTGCACTTCCAAATGGCTTCTTCAAGAGTTCGTACATACCGGAACCCATAGTAGCATTTATATCTCTCCATGTACCGGACTACGACAACGTAATTAACCTTGCGGCTATGCTTGATGATATTGGACTCGGGAATATGCAGGATTGAAAAGGTCCGCTCCGCATAGGGGGCAGAAATGTGAACAGCCACTGACATGCGGTTTGGACTCCGTTCAATCACGGAACCCGGAAACAGGGATTCCATGTTGAACTGAAGCATGGACACCTCGGAAGGCCGGAGCTTTTCCTCCAGGTAGCTCACGGATATTCCCATGTGCTCCAGTGCCATGTTGTAAGTAGTAACGTCAAGGAGACCGGGAATCTGGAATTCACGGAACCAGGAGGTCAAAAACTCCTTGGCTTGCATTAAGGTAAGTAATTTCATGATGGTTTATGTTGAGGTTCTAGCAAGTTCTAGTGGTTTACCGCAAGAAGTAGATAGTACATGGGGTACACGGGATCAGGGAATCAGGGCGAGTCCAGACATGCAAAGGCTTTAGTACCGAAGAGCCAGAGCGAACATCATAAAGCATTTTAAAAAGATACAAGAGCACCTTTTCAAAACTGCTCACCTGAGCGGCCCCAACTACAACATTGCGGTTCTGGCTTAAGACTTCAATGAAATAATATCCGCGCTCTTCCATCTTGTACACGTCCGCTTTGACCACTTCCTTAAGGGGAATAGACAGCTCATTCTTCTGGGGCTTCCCCGCCCATCTAAGGCCAAGGATATGGGAGGCATGCGGACCAAGCACCTTGTCAATGTCCTTCTTCATAAGCTTTGATACGACATCCATCACAATCGTGAGGTCTTCATCCGTGTCATGCGGGGCCGGAGTAATGAACTGGTCTACGGCAAAATAATTAGTGGGAGCCTGAAAAGAACCAGAGAAATGAATTCTTACTTCATATCCTGGATTGTTCTTGATGACCTCCTTCCATGCTCCCAGAGCTACCCGAAGAAATTTCCAATCGGCATCATTAAATTTAATCATGATTCTTAATAGTTGTTTTACGTTGAGATTCTAAAGACCGCATTTCCTTTATGGATTCCCAGTACGAGAACAGATAAAAAGCCTCCTCGTTCATCTTGCGGCCTGCCAAAAAAAAGAAGGCGGGCAACAAGGGCATAAACAAGGAGTACGGCAAGCGCGTTAGAAGCCAGGCCAACCAGCTTGTCTTCACTAGTCCAGCTCCGGATACTGCATCCAAAAATTGCTCCTTCAACAGCCGCCAGAATCCAGCTCCATGACATAAAGAAGCCAGCTATCCTGTAAAAAAGATCACTGAGTCTTCGCGCCTTCAGGTACATGCCATGACAAGCGGCATCCCGTTCGGGCAATGGGAATTTCAAAAGGTATTTAATCAGAAGTTTATACGGTTTCATATTGAGATTCTAAAGGAGCTAAACACACGTGGATATACCGGGAGGTTCCCGGAGCTTCAAGCTGGAGCTCATAGCCCCCCGCCAGTAGCTTGCGGTTTGCTTTCCGCAAGTCGGCAAGAAGGAACCTGCTGTTTTCTACCCGAGTTTTTCTTCTCCCGTCCGAAAAAGTTTCAATGGCCCCCATGGCATGATGTGCCTGAAAGAATTCGTTTAGGATTTCTTTCACTTCCTGATCCGTCAGTTTATTTGAATGGTAAAGCATGGCTCTTTGATCATCTGTAGGGTTGGAACAATTTATACGAGCTTACACTGGAACCTAAAATAGTACCGCCTGCCCTGAAAGAATCATTCAAAAGATTATCCATGACCTGCTGGCTCTTGATAAAATTGATATGGCTCCTTATCAACTTTCGGGACTCCATTGAAAGGATTCTTGAGCACAGAATTCGGAAGTTCCCGGCTTAAATGGGTTTTTGGTATTCATGATTATGATTTCTTTCTATTTAGTATTGGTTAGCGCGGCGGTCTTGCCGCATGCCTTCACTGTAGTAAACTGGCCTGTTTTTACAAGATATTTTTCAAAAAATTTTTCTTACGTTGAGCTTCTATAAGTCATGCAATTCTATTTCATGTAGAATTTGAATTTTGTCTCACCCTTTTCAGAATCTTCCGTCACCCGGATGCGCTTCAGAAGGAACGGGAAAACTTCGTTGCACTTGGCTTCCACCTTGTCGAGAATTTCCGTTGGAACTTCAGGCATTTCAGGACTGGGAGATTTCCAGACAAGATAGCCGTAATATTGTGTGAAGGGAACAAAGGAAGCACTTGCTCCAACTTCCTTTCCGAGCTCCTCGAATATTGCATTCACGTCCTGGCTAAGCACAGAATAAAATTCCTGTATTTTTTCAAGGGCGTCATCCAAGCAAAGATTCCCTACTTTATGGAACACGTACTGGGAAAGGTTCCCATTCTCATTTACCACAAGATTTTTATTCAGGGACCGCCACACACACACCTTATATTTTCCCGGCGCGCTGTCTTCCATGTGCTGGACCGTAAGGAAGAAGGGAGCGGAAGGAATCCTGATTGCCAAGCCACTTTCCAGAATCCGGGAAGCATGAAGCCTTTCAATGGGAATCCGTGGAACAGAAGCCAGGGGGTTCAGGGACAGAACAATTGAAGGGTTCCGTTTATAATTTTTGAACTTCTCTCTTGGAGAATTTTCTTGGTAGAACTCTTCTATTTTTTCAATCTCTCCTTCCCGGGAGAAGAACGCAAGCACTCTTTCATGGTCATTTGTTATTTGAGCATGCGCCTTGCGTGTCCCGGGAGTTGGATTGAAACAATGCGATTCAACCCATACCGAATATTCTCTTGGCTTTTTTAGCCGGAGAATGAGAAGGATAGCTCTTTCATTAGGTTCAAACAAGCCATAGTAGCGAAGTGACAAGGTTTTCATTTCTCCTTCCCGCGGATTTTTCCGCTTAAAGGTGACGCGGAACAACTTTCTAGGACTGGCTTCAGGGATTCCATAAGGTTTCACGCCGTTCTTCTCCCATTTAACGCTGAAAGAAATATCCATGCCTTCGAGTAATGGTTCAGTTTCCATATTATTTTTAGGTTCTATATATTAGAGGTTCTTTTATTTATTAGCGTTCTTCTCTTTCAGTTTTGATCTTTATACTACCTTCGGAAGGAATTTTAGCGATTCTAAACGCAAAATAATAGCCTTTATCCGCATCATGGTAAGAAAAGCAATCCTCCAAGCTACTGGTGAAGGCCTTTTCCATATTCTCCGTATGTAGCAGGGGGAGAATGCCCCCTCCTATATAAAACTGAAGAGATTGAACGCCTGCCATTAAATCCGTTCCAGCTATCACCTGGCCTTCAACCACTTTCCCGGTCCGTTCTTCAACAATTCTCCTTAAATTGCATTCAAGAAGATAGCCAAGCCATTCCAAAGGACCAGTAAAATATTCATCCGCAGCCGTTTCATTGGCAAGCTTCAAGCAATAATCTCCTACATGCTCCGATTTGCCTTGCCTTGCCATGCCAGCCAGCTTCCTAATGGCGGCAAGCCTGTATTCATTCATGTTCATTATATTTAGTTCCTTTCTACTTGTTTTTTGACCACATGTGCGCGGAGGATGATTCTCCGCGCACATAGGGATTCTACAGGGAAATGCCAAACCGCGCAAGGTAGTCATCCATGGCGGAAGCGGAAGTAAACATATCCTTATCATCAGACAAACCATCATAGCCGGGAACGTCCTTTGAGGCATACACTAGGAAGGACGGACGGCCAAAGCGGGAAACGTCCCAGCCTTCCGGCTTTAAACCGGAGTCCCACGGCATGCCGCAAACGCGGCGCAAGCCGAGGCTTTTGTAGAGTTCCCGCAATTTGTCCGTTTCAAGGCACCTTAAAAAACGGAAATGCGTGAGAAAATGCACTGAACTTAAAAACTCCTTCACAAGCCCTCCAGTGCCGGGAATGGCACAAAGAGAAACAAGCTCACCCGTACCAGTGACCGCCGCAACGGCGAATACTTCATGTGCTGAATTTCCCGGCTGGAAGCGAACCGCCGCAAAAAGGCGGGCGTTATGCCCTACATACCATTCGGCAGGATAAAGGTCCACACTTCCCCTGACTCCCGGATTCTGTGACTCCCGGAATCCCTGAAGCAGGGATACAAACATTTCTGGATCACTCATTTCGTGAGCCAATACGGCGGGCGCGGCTTTTTCTTCTATACTAGTGTTCATTTTATGTCTTCTTTCTATTGGTTTTTGTTTTTTGATCCGCCCGTGGGGGCGGGGGCATGAATTTAGATTAGCTTAGTGATTGTATTGTACAATAAAAATAGTAAAAATTTTTGCCATACACGTTTACAAGTCATCGAACATGGCGGAAAGGCAGGCGTAATTCCTTGAGGGATAAAGGAATTCAACCCCTTGCAAGGGGTAGGTGATTTTGACCCCTTTGCAATATATGCTTGCACTGCACGGCGGAATGTTCAGCATGCGCAACTCCGAAAGAACGGAATTTTTAGCTTGCCTTGCGGCCATTTGCAAGGATGAATCTGAAAAACTGAAAGGGAACTCCCTGATAAATGACGTTTTGTATCCGGGGTTCTCCAATTCAATGATGACCACCAGCCGGAATTGCGCGCCTTTGGCGTCATGATACTCTAGTGGAAGAAACTCCCGGCAGTTTTGTGCCATGTTCCACACGTCCAATGCTCCCCTATTCATAAGACTTTGAATCACGGATGAAGGGGAACAGGAAGCAGGAAAAGGCTTGGAACAGTGCTTTTCCTTTGTAATGTATGCGTATTCAATAAGTTCCATATATTGAGATTCTAAAATTTGTTAGAAAACACTGGGAAGGCCACAAACAAAGGCTTTTTTGACGTCAGGAATCAGGGATTCATAACTTTTGTCGCTAGCAAATATCAAATCACCGCCTTTGAAGACCATGTATCCGGCAATATCATCCTGCCTAAGTACCTTGCTATTAAGCAAGTGCAAATTAGTAAGGAGTGTGGCATGCGGACGGCTGCAACTATAGGCCCTATCACTGGTTTTGCCGTTGCCAAATACAAAAACGGCGCGGGTGCGGGCCATGCGCTGGACTAAACCACCCTGGTAAAGCTTGGCATTGCCTAAAAATTTAGGCAGGCATTTACAGCACAAACACGATCCCGCGAGTTCATCAAAACCACCATAAAAATCTGCCGGGGTGCAAAAGTAAGAATTCTCGCCACAATCCATTACAATCCAGCGGGAAAGGAAGGAGTCCAGCGCCTTCCGGTCTTCTTCCGGCAGGTTTTCATCAGGCTCCCCAAAAATTTCTGAAACTGCCCATTCCGGCACGCTGATATCATGCAAAAAAGGCACTACTATGTTTTTGTTGTCTTTCATAATTATCGATTTTCTATTTTTTTTTGCAGAGGCAGTGTGCCTTGCATGATTTTTTGATAGCATCCGGCTGGATTTTGTTCAACCAGTTTTTTCAGGTGGCTATGCAAGTGGTTGAAAATAAGGGAGTTATAATTGTGTCATACAAGATGCAAAAAAGTGTGCAAAAATGCTTGCAATGATAAAACCAGGGATTTTGGGCATAAAAATCAGGGGGTAAAAATGGGGTCAAAAACGAGAGGCAAGCGGGTGCACACAGGTATCGCAGCAGGTACGGCAAGGGCGGGCCCTTCCCTGTTTCAGGGAGCCATGGGAGCAGGAGTTTGGAGGATTAGGCAATAACTGGCTTCCTGCTACCCGGTTTCCGTGATTCCCGGCTTCACGGGGCCGGGTATAAAATTTTATGATGATTGAGCCATAAAAAGACCGGATTCCATAAAATTTTATGTGTTTTTAGCCGGATTCAGGGGGCGGGGCATAAAATTTTGTTATGACACGGGAGCGGAATTGTAGGGGAGGGGGGACACAAAATCTGGGGTTCAGGGGTACTTAGAATCAGGGAGTAACTACTATATATTGTAGGATTAGGCAAGAATTTGAGGAGGAAGAAAGGCCCTCTTTCTTCCTCATATCAACGTATCATGATATGTTGATATGTTATAGTTCACTGCAAATTTATACAGGCGTATAAATGAGGATTTTCGATCCCCTGATTCCGTGATTCCATGCACCCCCTAACAATCGCCGTAAAATACAATAACCCCCCTTTGCAGGCTCCCCGGAATTTTCCATTCAGATTTAACCTATTGACACTTAACGTCTAGCACATTCATACTTCGCATAATATGTGTAATGCCAAATCGGAGACACGATTCAGGCATAACGGTAAAAGGCACAAGGAGTTATGCGGGAAATTACCCCGGAATTGGAGTCCGGTTTCCGCCATAGGGGGAAAGCCGGGGAGCAAGGGTTCAAGGTTAGAGTGGCTCAAAGGTTCAGGGTTCGAGCAACTCTAACCCGGAATCAGGAAACATACCACCACGGTTGAGGGGGCTCACGGGTTCAGCGGGTGGAGGTATAAATCTTTGGGTCGGAAATGCCCTGGGGGAACCATTTTTGGAGAAAGGGGGATGTATGGACCTAGAAGGCGGGTTTACCCCCAGTCTGGTACCCAGTAGCAGGCCGACACCAAAACGCAGTTTTAGGCGACCACCCTACATGAAAAAACCGTATTCTGGCATGGGCATGGTTCCCAGGCATGCGTACAGGGCGGGAACCACCACGGGGGAAGGGGTGGAACTTGGGAACCGGAAAGGGCCGGATCAAGGGTTCAGGGGGGCCGGAAAAATCGGTGAAAACGGAAAAGGGGGATGTATGGACCTAGAAGGCGGGTTTACCCCCTTTCCGCTACAGAGTACCAGACCGATCCCAAAACGCAGTTTTAGACGACCACCCTACATGAAAAAACCATATTCTGGCATGGGCACGGTCCCCAGGCATCCTCGCGTGCGCATACGCGTAGGCATGGGCATGGGCTGGCAGGGGGTGGCATGCGTGTCGGAAGAAGGGACGGCATGAGCGGGGCTCGCCTACGCATACGCGTACGTACGTGCACATGACCCGCGTCACCCGCGCATGTGTGGGCATGTGCAGGCGTATGCGCTCGCCCGCCTCAGCGCGCCCAGGAAACTTTTATAATTCAATATTATAATAAAACCCATATATATATATATAGTATTTTTTAACTTTTTTATTTTTAGGGTTCTTGTATTGATTTTTAACGAGTTATGAAGACGAATTTTGTGAAGTGAAAAGTCAGAGCCCCTTTTCACATGCCTTGACAAAAATGGAAATATGTATAAATTTGGTCTTTTTTATACTTTAGAAATTAGAATGATTCTAAAAACTTTTACAGACTTTTTTTTATCGACATTTTTTGACCCCTTTTTTGACCCCTTTTTTGACCCCTTTTTTGACCCCTTTTTTGACCCCTTTTTTGACCCCTTTTTTGACCCCTTTTTTGACCCCTTTTTTGACCCCTTTTTTG